ACGGAGGAATGATGACGGGAGTTAAGGTGCACGTTCAGGAGCTGCCGCCGGGCGCGTTCAAGGTCGCGTCGCTGACCTGTGGCCACTCGATGGTGTGGCGGAAGGGTGCGTTCCCTGGCTGCGAGGTGGAGTGTCGCCAGTGCGTTGTCCCGGGAGGCAGGCAGTCCGGAAAGCAGTCGGTCGATCAGCTGCCCATCGGCTCGATCCACAGACTCGTCGCGATGGCCGGCCCGCGCTGAGCGGCAATGCCCGGCAGTAGGCTCATCGACCTCGCCGGTTGGAAGTTCGGCCGGCTATGTGCGATCGCCCGTGTCCCGGGTAGCCGCCCCACGAAATGGCGAGCCGTCTGCGACTGCGGAACCGAGGTGATGGTGCGCGGCCGCGACATGCGTCGCGGGGAAACCCGGTCCTGCGGGTGCCTCCAGCGCGAGATTTCCGCGAACCATCTCAAGAAGGGCGTATGGACTCGCAGCGGACGGCGAGGCATCCCCAAGCTCACCGAGAGCCAAGCCCGCCAGGCGCTGGCCTTGCTTGCGGCGGGGAAGCGAATCGTGGATGTCGCAGGCCTTCTCGATGTGGCTTTTGACGTGGTTTCGAGGTTGAAGCGGGGCAAGTCCTGGAAGGGCCTCCGTCGACCGGAAGCGCTCAAGATGAGGGCGGTCAATAGTCGCGAGTAAGGTTCGGGCCCAACGACTTCCACGAAGAGAGGTGGTCATGCGCTGCCGATCCTTACTGCTCCTGGTAATGCTCGCCGGCACGGCCAGCGCCCTTCCGCCCAGCGGGTACGTCCCTCCGGAGTCGCCCGCAGTAGAGGTTCACTTCTCGCCACGTGGCGGCTGCCAAGAAGCGATCGTGCGTCTGATCACTCGAGCGCGGAGAAGTATCCTGCTCCAGGCCTACAGCTTCACGTCAGCGCCGATCGCCTCAGCCCTCGTAGCGGCACGGACCAGGGGGGTGGATGTGCGTGTTGTCGTCGATCGGTCGCAGCGTGGTCCCAAGTCCAGGTCGCGGACTGTCCGAGCCGGAAACGTTCCTGTATGGATCGATTCAAAGCACGCCATCGCGCACAACAAGGTCATCGTCATCGACGGCGGGATCGTGTCCACAGGAAGTTACAACTTCACGCAGTCGGCGGAAGTTCGCAACGCCGAGAATCTCATCATTCTTCGCGACACCGCGATCGCGGCAGTATACGCCGAGAACATCAAGACCCATCTCGCACACTCGGAGCCTCTCCGCTGATGGACGCCGAGGCCTTGCGAGCGCTTCTACGCTACGACGCATCGACCGGTGTCATCTACTGGCTATACCGCGCCGGAGTTTGCCGGACCTGGAACACACGGTACGCGGGCACCGCTGCGGGATCCCTCGACACCAAAGGATATCTCGCAATCAAAGTCAATGGTCGGCTCTACCGCGCCCACCGACTCGCGTGGATCCTGCACTACGGAGAGTGGCCCTCCGATGAAGTGGACCACATCAATGGAATCCGCGACGACAACCGCATAGCCAATCTACGAATTGCCACGCACCAGCAGCAGGCATGGAACATGAAGGGACACGGGAAGTTCCTCAAGGGAGTGCGCAAGAACGGCAGAGGCTTCATGGCCCAGATTGCGATTCGTCGAAAAACACTCTGCCTGGGAACGTATTCAACTGAGATCGAAGCGCACGAAGCCTACCGTCGGAAAGCTGCAGAGCTGTTCGGCGATTTTGCCTGCACCTGGCGAGGCGATCGGACTCTGGGAGATCTCGCCGATCAGCTCAATGTAGAGGGGGGCCATACAGAGGCCGCTTCAGCTCCTCACCCGGCCGGCCGTGCTACAACCAAGTAGCATCGGTCCGGCCGCCGCCACCGCGCGTTCTCTTCCTTTCTACTCGGCGCTGATCTTCGGCAGTCTCTCCCACTCCACGAGCCGATCGTACAGCTCATCGATGAACGCCTCGGAGATCGGCAGTGGCTTCTCGAACGGCTCCTCGGTCGGCCGGCGAGCAATCGCTACGGCCTCGTCGATCTTGTAGTCCGCCAGCTGGCCCGGCACCGTCCGGGACGGGTTGAGCTTCGTCACGCGACCGAACACCGGGCAGTAGATCGGCTCCGGGATCGGGCCGAGCACACGCCGGCCGCACGGACGCCCCTGGGTGTCTCGGATGATCTCGGTTCGCACCTGGTTCGCTGGCAGCTTCCTGTTCCAGCGGATCCACCGCGCCAGTCCGCGCACTGCCTCCCAGTACGCCTTCTTGAGCGCCTTCAACTTCAGGAAGGTGGCATGGCTGCAGGGATGGAATCCCCAGCGGCTGCGATGGGTGACGGGCTGCTGTTCGATGGGCTGGGCGCTAGGCATGGATGGCCTCCTTGAGAAGCCTAAACCGTTTGAAGAGTCGGCGGCGGTCGCCGCGGATCGGCTCCGTTGCGAGAGCGGTGGATGGGAACTTGTGATCCGAGTCGTTGAAGACGGCCAGCTGAACTCCCAGCGCGCGGAGATTTTCCGCCTCATCGAGAAGCTGGGTGAACCCGGACACGTGGCAGAGGACGAGATTCGGGTGATCGATGCCTGCGGGGATCAGGCCTTGGCGGGATGCCTCAAGCACGGCATGGGCAGACTGCACTGCCTGCTGCGGAACCGTGAGGTCAGAGCGCACTAGGACGTACACATAGGCGGGATCGGAGATTCACGTGAAGACCATGGGGACCTCCTATGCGCCCCCGGCCGGGATCGAACCGGCCTGCATCGGTTTGAAGCCGACTGGCCAGCCACTGGCCCACGGAGGCACGAGGTGAGCATAGCCGACCTGGTAGCTGCTCTCGGTCCTCCGGATGCGGAATCTTCTAACGCTCAATCGTCTAGCGTGTGCGACGCTAGACCTTTCATCTGGATAGGAGTTCCCTGGTAGATCTGAGTTCTGTAGGACACCCCTGTCCTCTCCTGAGCGGACATGGGTGTCCTCTCCTGAGCGGACATGGGTGTCCTCTCAGCCGCCGCATTTTGACGCGACCTTGGCCTCGTCCCAGAAGATGAAGCGCTCGAAGAACGAGCGAGCGCTGGGGATAGAGAACCAGTAGTAGTTCGATCGGCCCATACCCCTTCGGCGGCGATGAATCCATCCGGCATCCTCCAGAGTCTTGAGGGCCCGCCGAACCTGCCGGGCCGAAACCCCAGCCCGATGGGCGATCTTCGCTTGGCCGGCGAAACAGCTCTCCTCGTCCTCGCCCGGTTTGGGCTGGTGAGCAAAGCTACTCAGGGCCATGAAGACCTTCAGCTCGCTACCGCTGAGGTTCCGGATCATGCGGTGGATGTACTCACGGCGCATTGCCCACCGCTCCGTGTTGTCCTTCACGTACTCGGGCGGCTCGGTCACTTGACCGGAGTCGTCTACAGCTACTATGCTTCGCACGCGAGACCTCCAGGAATCGCATCGTGCCTCAGCCCGCCGGAGCCACCCGGCGGGCTTTCTCTTGTGCGAGCGTAGCACGTGTGTGACCTGATCTTTCTGCGAAACTGGCCTGCCCACCTCCACCCGGCATCGTTTGACTCGCCTCCCCGTCGCGCCTAGGGTTCGACTGCGAACCAGTGGTCAACCTCCTCGCCTCTCGTCGGATTTCATCGGCCCGCCGGCCACCTCCCATCCCCCAACCCCCGGCCGGCGGGCCTCTCTTTCGGAGGTAGCAGTGCCTGGATCTAGCTTCTGGCGCTTCACCGTGAAGGAGTCGCACGCAGCGACGCTTCGCTCTGCGGTCTCGGATATCTGGTCCTCGGCTGAGGACTTCTGGAAGACGTGCCGCCCGTTCTACTGGGCGGACACGCTGGAGCGAGCCGTGACCTTCGCAGTAGGGTCCGACGCCTTCCGAGCCCTGATCGAGAACAGGCTATACCAGCACGGGCTGCGTCCCGACCGCGACTACTCCGTGGAGGTGTACGCTTGAGCGCACCGAAGCTCAATGACCAGCTCAGGGCGGAGTACAACAGGCGCTTCACATCTGCGGTCATCACCAAGAGCAGGATCCCGGCGGTCAGCGAGGCCGCGGATGCGGTCAAGGCAGGGAGGGCCCGGTACGAGCGAGTGGCAGATCAGACCGGCGTGCCGTGGTGGCTGATCGGGATCATCCACAACTTGGAGTGCAACTCGAGTTGGACGAAGCATCTCCACAACGGCGACTCACTGGCGCGCCGAACCCACCGCAAACCAGCGGGCCGGCCGCCACGTGGAACGCCTCCCTTCGATTGGGAGTTCAGCGCCGTCGATGCTGTGCAATACGACGGGCTCCACCGCTGGAAGGACTGGTCACTGCCTGGCTGCCTCTACAAGCTTGAGGCATTCAACGGCTTCGGCAGCCGGAAGCGAGGCGTGGCCACCGCATACCTCTGGTCCTTCAGCGATCAGTACCGGCGGGGCAAGTTCATCAAGGACAACGTCTGGTCTCCGACAGCGATTTCCAAACAAGTCGGAGCGGCGCTAATTCTCAAGACGCTCGTCGCTCAGGGCGTCGTAACCTTCCCCGCCTGACGTGAGCCTGCCGCTGAAGGACAAGCGGAAGCTCCTCGCCGAGCGCCGCCTCGAGCTCGCGATCGCGGAGAAGAAGGCGATCAAGCTCGCCCGGCGCAACGTCAACGCGTTCGCGCAGTACTGCTTCGTCGATCCGAAGAGCCAAGAACCGATCCAGCAGCAGTGGTTCCATGTTGCCTGGCACAAGCACTTCGACGAACACCGGCGAGCCGGCGTGATCGCTCCGCGAAACCACGGGAAGACCGAGCAGGTCTCCATCATCCGGACGCTCTTCGATCTCGGGCGGAACCCGGACCTGCGAATCAAGATCGTGTCGGCGGACAAAGAGACCAGCAAGAAGCGCGTGAAGGCGTGTCGAACCCACATCGACACGAACAAGCGGCTGCACCGTGTGTTCCCGGAGCTTGTGGCCAGCGAGAGTGACGCCGAGTGGTCTGCGTATGCGATCACAGTCAACCGTCGAATCATCAGCCCGGACCCGAGCCTCGAGGCCCGCGGCATCCTGGCGTCGGGCGTCGGCGGTCGGGCAGACGTCCTCATCGGCGATGACGTGGTGGACTTCAATAACTCAATCCGCGTGCCGGGCTTCAGGAAAGTCGTGAAGAGCGCCTGGCACGACGTCTGGATGAACCTGCTCGAGCCTGACGGGCGCGCGCGCTGGATCTCCACGCCGTGGACGAACTCCGATCTCACGGCCGAGCTGATGGCCAACGAGGAATGGAAGTTCCTGAAGACCGTCGTTGGTCCAAACCTGGAATCGATCTGGCCAGACAAGTGGCCAACGGAACGACTGCACGCCGTACGGCGCGAGCTCAGCCCCCGGCACTTCGACCGGGCCTATCGTGGCCTCGCGATGTCCGATGAGGACCGAGTCTTCACCGACGACAGCATCCAAGAGGCCAAGGCGAAGGGCGCCAACGTCCACCGAGCGATGATCCCCCGGGAGTGGCCCCGCTATACGGGCGTGGACCTCGCGATCTCTCAGAAGAAAGGCGCCAAGTACACCGTCTTCGTGACGATCGCGATCGACCCAGCGACACAGTCGCGTTATGTGGTCGACATCCGACGCGGACACTACAGCTCAACCCGGACCGCGGATATCCTCGTGGAGGTCTTCCAGAAACACCAGCCGGTGATGATGATCGTCGAGAACAATACCTACCAGCAGGCCCTGATCGAGTGGACCCAGAAGACCAAGGAACGCATGCCGATCGTCGGCATGACGACTGGAGCTGAGAAGGCGGATCTTGAGATGGGCGTTCCCGGGATGGCCGTCGAGTTCGAGAATGGCATGTGGGTCATCCCGCAGGATGGTCGACGCCACGTGACCGACTGCAAGTGCGAGCTGTGTCAGCTGTGCCGCGAACTCGCGGACTACCCCTTCGCGGAGTACTCCGACACGCTCATGGCGACGTGGCTGGCGACACGGGGCCTACGGCACCGCCGGGCCGCACCGGAGGCGATCGGCGGTTTCGGTGAATCCCGCGTCTATGGCAGCACCACGCCGACCGAGAGCACGTACGACGACACGATCTTCAACCCAGGTCGAGATCCACACCCCTTCTAAGCCGGTCGATGTTTGACGCTTGAACCCGGCAACCCGGCACGGGTCACCCCACGCGCGCGCGTATGGTCCGGTCGTGGCCCGGAAAAAGTCATTCGCCCATCCCCCTCCGGCCGAAGCTCCGCAGCGGCCGGTGATCTCGCGCGGCTCCACGGACGTCCCGGTTGACCTCCGGAGCCTGACCTCGAGCGGCGAACTCGCCCGTGGAGTCCTCGGACTCAACACCCTTTCAGGGACCGGCGCCTACCTCCCGAACCCGGACGATCTCGTAGGGCGCAAGGGACTCGAGATCTATCAGCAAATGGGGAACGACGACCAGGTGTCGGCCGTCCTCAACCTCAAGCGCAACGCGGTCCTCTCATCTCGGCTTGAGTTCGTCCCGGCCACGCAGGAGCCGGACGACCTGATGAAGTGCGAGTTCATCCGCTGGAATGCGCAGAACATGGCCGGCGGCATCCACGACTCTCTCTACGAGATCCTTTCCTCATTCCAATACGGGTTCTCCGTCACCGAGAAGAACTTCAGGATCATTGACGACGCACCCAATCCGAAGTTCAACGGGCTCATCGGATGGAAGAGTTGGCGCACGAAGTCCCCCCTGACCTTCCGATTCGCGCAGGACCAGTTCGGCGGGATTCTCCCTAACGGCGTTGTTCAAGTGAACGTGGGCGCGGAGCTCCGGCTCCCCGCAGACAAGTTCATCATTCACTCCCACAACAGCTTCGCCCGGAATCCCTATGGGCGCTCGGACTGCCGGGCCGCCTACCGCTCATGGTTCTCGAAGGACTGGGGTATCAAGTTCTGGAACATCTACCTGGAGAAGTTCGCCGCCCCGACACCCGTCGGCAAGGTGCCGGGGAACGCAGATCCTGCGGAGATCCGTAAGTTCCAGCAGCTCATCGAGAATCTTCAGCGTCAAACAGGGATCACCATTCCGACCGATTTTGCGATCGACCTCCTGCAGGGCAATCCATCGACGTCGAACCTCTTCGAATCGATGATCGCCATGCACAACGTGTCGATCTCTCGATCATTCCTTCTACCTGATCTGCTTGGCTTCTCCGGATCCGGAGCGCCGGGCTCGTATGCGTTGGGAAAGGCGCAGTTCGAAACCTTCATCTGGGTCATCAAGCAGATCCACAAGACCATCGAGGAGCTGCTTCTCGAGCAGGCCATTCGGCAGCTCATAGACTACAACTTCCCGGGCACAAGGCAGTATCCGACGGCGCAGTTCCAGGCCGTGACTGAGGAGGGACTCAGTGCTCGCGGAGAAATCATCAGACTGCTGATCGAGAACAAGGTGGTTTCGCCGAACGAGACGTGGATCCGGAACTTCCTCAACATTCCCGAACCGCGTGAACGGATTGAACCGGTTGAGCCGGAAGCGACTCCGGAGCCGAGCACCCGGAACCTCACCCGCGCGTTCCGGAAGGTAGAGCCTCCAGCCAAGGAGGCGCGTCGCTTCAGACGTGACTTCACCGTTCACGAGCGGGCGACGCCCTTCAGCGCAATCCTCGACAGTCACGAGGCTATGGCCCGTCAGATCTTCGTACGCACGAACCCCGTGTTCTCGGCCATCAAGCACCGAGTGATGGACAAGGTCCAGAGCTTGCTGAGAAAGAGCAGTCCACTCGCGAAGCTCGACTCGATCAAGGTCAGCCTCGCGCCGCTTCGAAAGGTGCTGCGCAACGCCATGTTCACGCAGGCGCTGAACGGGCGCTTCGTGGCTCTCCAGGATTTGGCCCAGCGGGTGCCGGACAAGACCACGTTCACCCGCCAGTTCGCTGATGAGGACGAGGCTGACTACGAACTCCTGGATGAGCCAGTCGACCCAGCGGTGGCGCGCCGCTTCTTCAAGGGAAAGGGGCTCGTTGTTGGCGACAACACCATCCCGGTGCAGATCGGGGACGAGCTCTACGACCTCTACGACCGGCGCGCGTTCACGGTCGCGAAGGTCGAAAGCGAGTCGATCCTCAAAGAGGTTCAGGCCGCACTCCTGAAAGCCGTAAAGAGCGGAGACCCGCGGCGCGGCAGGCAGGACGTAGCCTCGGTGTTCTCCAAGTACATCGCCACGGGAGACCTCGAGAAGGGCTCGTTCCTGGCGCCAGTTCGTCTCGACACGATCGTGCGCACGAATCTGATGGAGGCGTACAACGAGGCTCGCAAGGAGCTGTACCAAGACGCCGATGTGCGCGAGTTCGTGATCGGATACCAGTGGTCGAGCGTGATGGACGACCGCACGACGCCTTACTGCGAGGCGATGGACATGCAGATCTTCCGCCCGGAGCAACTTGACGGTGAGTTCCCCCCGGCGCACCACCAGTGCCGATCTACCGTGATCCCGGTGCTGTCTGGCGATGAGGTGGACTACTCGGACTTGGATCCCCGTGAGCCCAAGGCCGGGGTCACCCGCGGCGCAGGCTTCGCAGAGATTTCGCGCAAGAGCGCGCGATACACGACATCCGAGCGTGTACGTACGTCACCCGCGACTCCACGACGACGTGGCACCTCAGCAGGAGGGAACCAGTGACCGCATCAGAAGCTGAAGCATCCGAAGCGACCCCCTCGGCTTCCGCGCCGACTGATGGGGGCGGCGGAGGTTCCGCTGCCCACGGCCCCGCCGCGTCCTCGTCGGTGGCCACTCGGATTTCCGGGCCAACGATCGCTCCCCTGCCCTTCGTCGCGTTCGCGGATGAGGGCGCGACTGGGGCGGATGGCGAACTCACTCCCGAAGAGGCGAAGTCCAAGATCCTCGCCGTGCTGGAGACGCTCCTGAAGATGGGTGAGATAGAAGTCGAACACCGCCAGAAGATGGAAGGCATGATGCAGAAGCTGCATGCCGACCAGGATCCCGGGCTGGCAATGCTGCGCGATCTGATCTATCTCGCGGGCCGCTACGATGTCCCGATAGGCTGGTACACCCGGAAGCCGGGCGGCGCTCAGGTGTTCAGCGTTGCTGAGGAGGGCGAGACTCTCTACCCCTTCCAGCGGTCCACCGAACAGATCTGGCCCGCGCTCCCTGGGCCGATCAACCAGTGCCCGAGTGGGCGGACTTGCCCAGTCACGCCCGCCTCTGTGCGGGCGTTCTGCGACGGCGACACTGGACTCGCACTGGACGAGTCGCGCAGCTGCGCCGCGGCGAAAGCGCACGGTTGCCCTCTCTGGTTCGCCCGCACGAAGGAGTTCACCGCCGCCGATGCGAAGAAGCTCGGGAAGATCTTCACCGGACTGACCGACGTGATCGCCGGCGCCGGCATCAAGAAACACGGGCACCGCTACAACCTGTACTTCTCCTCCGACCGCACGCGACTGCATGGCTACGTGATGCCGTCGAAGTTCTCTGGTGCAACCGCGCACGTTCATCGCATCGATCACGAGATCACTCCGGAGAATCTGGCAGCTACGTCAATCCGAGTGCGGACGACCGAGTCCGTCGAGCAACCCCACGTGCACTACTTCGTAGTCGATCTGCCGCACGCGCTCGGCGAGCTGATCCCGCTGCTCGACCACGTCCCCGCTGTCGCCATCGGCGACTACATCCAGGCGACCTACGGGTCCGCCGCCGGGATGATGCACTTCCGTGCCTTCGAAGCGGCCGCCAAGCCGATCGACATCTCTCAGATGCCGACCTACCAGCTGAAGGGCGTGCAGGTGTTCATGCCGGGACGCTGGAACGGCGACGAGTACACCGCGGCGGACATCGACGAACTCGCCCAGAACGCCGAGCTCCTCCGGGATCGGGTGAAGCCTATGCTGAAACTGGGCCACTCGAACGACCTGGTCCTCAAGGAGGGCCTCCCGGCGGTCGGCTGGGCCACTCGCGTCTACACCCAGGACGGAGTCCTTCTCGCCGACTTCGACCAGGTTCCGAAGCTGATCTATGACTTGGTCCAGAAGGGCGGCTACAAGCGCGTCTCGGCGGAGATCTTCACAAACTACCAGGACACCGAGCCGGAGACGGGAAAGCGCCGCAGCTACGGGAAGGTCCTGCGGGGAGTCGCACTGCTCGGCGGAGATACGCCGGCCGTTGACACCCTCCAGGACGTGGCCCTGCTTTACTCGTTCGGGCGCCCCCCGGCAGCAGGCCAGACCGTCAAGACCTATACGATCACCACCGCAGGAGGTGGATCCATGAGCCAGAACGAGCCGACCCGCACGCCGCCGGCCGCCCCCGCCTCCGCTTCGGAGGCCGATCGCAAGATCGCTGCTCTGATGGAGCAGAACCGCAAGCTGCAGGAGCAGATGCGGCAGAACGAGATCGCGAACTTCACCGACAGGGCGAAGCGCGAGGGACGCATCCTCCCGGCCCAGGAGTCGGAGCTCACCGGCATCCTGATGGACGCGTACCGCGCGACGGACGCGATGGGCGATGAGGGCCTGAAGGCCTTCACTGCAGCCGGAGGGAAAGACCTTCCGACGAGGATCAAACTCTTCGTCGACTCGCTGAAGCCGCAGGTCATCCTCGACGAGCTGGGTCGGTCCCCGGCTGCGACGAGCGAGGGCGTGCTGCCGGGCACGACGCCGGCTGCCCCGGCGCAGGCGGCGGGCGCAACGGCGACCTTCACCGATCCGAAGAACCGGTCCTACCCGATCGCCGGATCCGATCTCCACCAGAAGGTCCGGGATCTGCAGAAGGCGAACCCCGGGATGAGCTACGCGGACGCAATGACCAAGGCTGGCCGGCAGTCGGCCAGCTAGGAGGCGAACCACATGTTCCTCAGCCCGGTTCCCATTCTCGACGTCAGCTTCATCGCGGACGCGGACATCGGCCAGTACCTGTTCGCCTCCCAGGGCGCCGCGGAGGGCTCAGTGAAGGTTCCGACCTCTGCCGCTGAGGCCTACAAGACCTGGGGCATCACCCAGTTCAAGGGCACAGCCGGCAAGGCGGTCGTGGTCCGGATCGCCGGGACCTCGCTGCTTGTCGCGAACGTCGCGTGGACTGCCGGCGCCAACATCGGCGTCGAGCACGCTACCTCCGCCGACCGCGGCAAGGGCCGACTGGTGTCGGTCCCGTCCACCCCGACCCCGGCGGCCACTCCGACCGCGGCCGAGGTGAACGCCGTCACCACCTACGCGACCGCGGTGATGAACTACATCCGCGACTCGCGTGCCCAGGCCATCGCCGCGGCTGCGGCGCAGAACGACTACGCCCTCGTGCGTATCAACAGCTCGCCGTTCTAACGCCCGCACCACTGGAGGTGACGGAGAATGCCTTCCCCGCAGGACATCCATATCGACCAGCCACTCAGCAATCTGGCGGTCGAGTACGTGCAGCCCGGGTTCATCGCCGATGCGGTGTTCCCGATCGTCAAGGTCAAGAAGGAGTCGGACAAGTACTACGTGTTCGGCCGCGAGGAACTCACGCCGATTGAGGCGCGCCGCCAGGCTGGCGCCGAAGCGGCTGAGATCCAGTGGAATCCGACGAACGCGAGCTACTCCGCCGAGGAGTACGCTCTGAAGTTCCTTCTGCCGGACCGGATCCGGGACAACGCGGACGCCCCCATCCAGCCGCGGATGCGGGCCACGACCAAGCTCACCGGCCACCTCCTCCTGGCCAAGGAGAAGAGGGTCCAGGCCATCGCGCAGTCCACTTCCCACGTGACCAACACCGCTGCCGCCGCCGCCGCGTGGTCGAACAGCAGCGCCGACCCGGAATCGGATGTCGATGCTGCTTGCGAGGCGATCCGCCAGGCCGGCGGAGGGATTGCCAACCGCATGGTGATGTCGAGCAAGGTGGCGCGGTCCCTGCGCCGCCGCCTCAAGAAGTTGTCGACGGGCCTGACTCTCGCCGATGAAGTCGGCTTCGCGAAGCTCCCGCCGATGCTGTGGGACCTCACCCTCGTGGTGGGCGGGTCCATCGAGAACACCGCCAACCCGAGCCAGTCCATCGTGATCGCAGACGTCTGGAACAACAGCGTCCTCATCGCGAAGGTGGAGCCCTCTCCGGACCTGCAGGTCATGTCGCTGGGCTACCAGATCGAGGCCCAGCCGTTCATGGTCAAGAGCTGGCGCGAGGAGAAGCGCAATGGCGAGTACATCGAGGCCGGTCACATCCAGGCCGAGAAGCTCGTCGCCGCCGCGGCCGGATTCCTGATCACCGGCTGCTAGTCACCAACAGCAGAACCCTGATGCCGCCGGGACCGAGTCCCGGCGGCGATCGATCGGAGATCCCCATGTCGCGAGTCCATCAGGTGCGCCGTGCGTTCATCTTCGATGGTGAGGTTCGCAGGGTCAACGAGACCGTCGACCTCGGTTCCGCCAAGGAAGAACTGTACAAGGAGATCCTCGAGAAGGGACTCGTGTACACCTCGGAGATGGCCGAGCCCCACGTGGAGCCGCCGGAGCCCCCCTCCGCCGCGAGCTCAATGTACCGCGTCGATGGCTCCTCCGGAGCGCTCGAGCTCAACGAGCGGGAGCTCGCGAGCACCCACCCGCCTCGCTCTGCCATCCCGGTGGATCTGCCACCCACCTCCTCCCCGCGGAGGAAGAAGGAGTAGCTCGTGGCCTACTCCGATCCAGGCGCGATCCGCTCGCGGCTCGGTGATCCTCCTGAGGATCAGCTGCCGCCGAGTGTGCTCGCCCGGGCCCAGCGAGATGCGGACGCCATCATCGACTCGATGTGCGCCATAGCCTACGCACAGCAGGGAGGGGCCGTGGGAAGCCACCTGTTCGCGGCTCCATACCCCGACCTAGTCGTGATGTGGGCAGAGCGGCTGGCGACGCACTTCGTCATCCGCTCTCCCCAGTTCTCCGTCCAGCAGGCGGTCGATCTCCAGGCAATCAACGCGGACTACGAGGATGCGCTCACCTCACTCAAGGCCGTGCGCGATCGCAGGTCGCGAATCCCAGGCGCGACGATGGCGGAGCGGGTGAACAGCAACACCCAGACATACACGCCCATCATGGGTCTCGATGACACCGAGAACCACGGGATTGACCCTGCGCAGCTGGACGACATCAGCGCTCGACGAGGTGGCTCATGAGCACCCGTCTCGAGCCGGTGTATCGGCGGAGCACACCTCAACTCACGTTCACCTCGCGCGTGGTTAAGCGTGGCGTGGATGTCTCCCCTGATGAGCAGGGCAAACCTCTGGACCTCACCGGCGGAACCGTGACGCTCTACGCCAAGCTCAGTCCGGACTCGGCGACCGCGCTGCTGTTCTCGGCCGTGTGCGCACCCGTTGGCGACGCATCAGACGGCAAGTCTGCGGTGAGGCTCACGGCTGGCCAACTAGATGTTGAAGGCGTCCTGTACCTCGAGCTCCGTGTTGCATTCTCAAGCGGCGCCCGCGCCGGCCAGACCTTGCCGGCAGGCAAGTTCACCCTGCCGGTACTGGAGACGGGCGCACCGTGAGCTACGCATCTTGCGTCAAATGGCTCCTCGCGACCCTCAAGTCCGGCCACGGACTGGGGCAGTTCGGCCCCAACGCAATCCTGCTCGGTGATCGCGGGCCGACCAACCCCGTTCAGGATGAGATTCGAATCGTTCCCCTGGCAGAGCAGGACGTCGAATCCACTCGTACGCAGTCAGTGAATACGCGCAAGCCACTCACCCCCGGAGGCACCACTGACGGCTCGACCCTGACCTGCAAGTGGAGCCTGTCGATCGACATCTACCTGAGGGAGCAGCGAACGGAACAGAGGATCCTTGGAGGCGGCGGGCGGCTGGGGGAACTCGACGCGCTGGCGAACGTGAAGTCAGCCATCGAGAACGCGTTCAAAAAGAACGATCTCCTCAAGGCCCTGGAGTTCGGAGCTGCTACGTTCGTGCGTGATCCCGATGCGCCACGGGTGAGTCTGCCCGTGATCTTCGAGGAAGAAGTGCTCGCGTGCAACCGGCTCGAGAACGTGAAGGAGGTGGCGTGATGGCAGGACTTGGCGTCAAGCTCGTCGGTCTCACGCGCATCCTCGCGCGCTTCCAAGCGAAGGCACTCAACAAGGACTTCACGCCGGCGCTGAAGCTCGCCAGCTTGGTGCTCATCCGGTCCGTCGGGCTGAACTTCGCCCAAGGCGGCCGCCCCACGGGATGGGCCATCAGCCAGCGGGCACAGGAGCAGTCCGGGAGGACGCTGCGAGACACTGGCGTGCTTGCCGCGGCCGTCGGCGCGTCAGGAACCCGCTCCGCACGCGCGCAGAAGGGCAAGACGTCGAAGTATGACGGCAAGGCGCACTCCGCGACCGGCATCAACCGGGTCGAGCCACTGCGTCTCACATTTGGCGTCTCTTGTCCATACGCCGCGCCGATGCAGTTCGGCTTCCGGAACAAGCATCGCGGCGGTGTTTTCGTCCCGGGGCGGCCGTTCCTGATGATCCAGCCTGAAGATCGCCAGAAGATCATCGATCTGCTGACCAAGATGGTGACCAAGTGATGGAGATCAAGACCGTCAACTCGCTGCAGGAAGCCAGGCAGATGCAGCAGAAAGGCTGGAAACTCGTCGCCACCCGCGGCGGGACGTTCGAGAACCCCTCGGAATGGGTCATGCAGGGCGTGGTCCAGTCCGAGGCCCCTCAGACCGACCACAGCGCCGGCAAGGCCGGAGAGGAGGAGTAGCACATGGGACGGAAGTCCGGACTCTACGGCCAGCTGTACTGCCAGGCGGTCGACAGCGGCGCGCTGTTCCCCATCGAGGCTGCAACCGACTCCGGTGACCACCGGACGTTCACGCTCGCGAACCGTCCGATCTCGGATGTGCCGCCGCCGGTCGTGCGCATCAACGGGGTTCTCGCCGGGTTGGAAGTCAGTGTCGACCCGAACGGCGCGAACAACACCATCGCGTATTCGGCGGGCTCCGCCTACATGGCCGGCCTTTCGCTGACGGTCGCCGCGGGCACGGTCGGAAGCCTCACGCGTCCGGCCGCCACACCGAACGTCGTCATCAACTCCATCGTGATGAGTTCCCTCGGCGTGGTCACCAAGCTGGCCGGCACTGAGGGAGCACCCGGCGGAGCTCGCGGCGCGGCCGGCGGGCCGCCGTTCATTCCGGTGGGATCGATCCTGCTGGCCGACGTGACCTTGGCCGGCACTTCGGCCGCCGCGGTCGTCGCCGTCGAGATCGACAATGCGGGCAAGGAGCGCGCGGACATCCCCGGCACCACCCCGGACTACTTCAATGGCAAGATCGTGTGCTCACTCGCGCTGCCGACCATCCACACGGGAAGCGTGGTCCGCGGCATGTACGTGACGTACCGCACTGCGTCGATGCAGCTGATCGCGGACATCACCAAGTGGGACGTGGATACCAAGAAGGGCTCCGCGAATCTCAGCGGCGCCAACGACGAGTGGGAGACTTCGGTCGCCCTGACGAAGTCGTGGAGCGCCAGCGTGGAAGGCTACGTCACCTCGCCGTACTGGTTCGACCGGTTCAACCAGCAGGGGCTTGTGCTCATCCGCCTGCGTCACCACAAGGATGACCAGTACGAGTGGGAGGGTCTCGCCCACGTTACCGGCTGGAAGCCGTCCAACCCGGTCACCGGCGCCGTGACCGAGTCGATCACCCTCATGGGCTCCGGCCCGCTGACTCGCCGGGCGACCGGTAACTAGGAGGCTCCTCCGTGGGAAGCGACTTCGACCCGACGGTGGTCGGGCAGATCAACCAGCTCACTCACGATGCCCCGGCGGGTGCGCCGCTCGCGGCGTCGGGCGCGGCGCCCGTGTCCGGCTGCGTCTCCCTGCACGAGCTCCGTGCCCGCGGGAGCCGCAGCCGTCTGCCGACGGAATTCATCGACGTCCCCGGCATCGGCCGCCTGCTCGTTCGCGGGCTGACCTACGGGGATATCGATGAGGCCGAAAGGGCGGCCACGCGTGTGGTCGACCCTCGGACTGGGCAAACCCACCTCGACGTAGGCGCGAAGCTGAAGTTCATGCTGATCCGAGCCCTCGTTGAGCCACAGGTTTCGATGTCCGATCTGGACCTGTTCGAAGGCTGGACCGTTGGCCAGTTCGACGCTGCCTTCGCAGCAGTCAATCGCCTGAGCGGCATCGAGAAGCCCAAGGCGGGCGACCGTACCCCTTTCTCGAGCGCGCCAGGCAGCGTCTAAGTCGATCCGGCCACCTGCTGCTGGCGCACGCCATCGCGGACAAGAAGCAGTGCTGGGTGTTCTCGCCGCCTGGTACTGCGGTCGCCGATCTTCCGCTCGCGGAGTTCATCGACATGGCGGCGTTCTATTGGGGCGAGCCGGCGCCGCTGGCCGGCAGGACTCGCGACGACTCGCCCACGGGCGCAGATGAGTAGGTGAATCGCTGTGGGAACCACGACTGTTGAAGAACTGGTCGTAGCGGTTTCCGCACAAGACCAACTCACCGCCACTCTGCAGTCGATGCAGAGCTCCTTCGAAAAGTTCGGCGGTCAGGTCCAGTCGCTGGCCAGCAAATGGGATGAGGCGATGGCGCCGGCGGGCAAGGCCGCAGGAGCTGTCTCCGGAATCTTCCAGAGCCTGACGACCAAGGTCCTCACGTTCGCAGACTCGCTCATCAATGCGCCAGTTGAGGCCGCGATCGCCTTCGAGGGCGCGATGGCAAAGCTCGGCTCCATCACGCACACCACGGGCGATGCGCTCGGACAGCTGCGCGCCCGGCTCGAGGATACGGCCGTCGCGTCGGGAGAATCGGCTGCAGCTCTGGCGACTGTGGCCTCCAGTGCCGCGAAGCTCGGCCTGCGCGGCGCCGACCTGACGCAGTTTACCGAGACAGCTGCTCAGTTCGCGGCCATCACAGGAGAGTCGAGCGCTGAAGCAGCTCAGACGTTCACGACGCTTCGGAGCGTTTTCCGTGACTCACTTGGCGATTCGCAACAGGCACTGATGCAGCTGGCCTCCGGCTTTACCGCGCTCCAAGACGTGAGCGCCGCATCGGCCAGCCAGATTGCCGAGGCGGTCAGCCGCGTCGGATCCGCGGCCACGCTCGGGATCAAGCCCGGAACTGTGGCCGCCATGGTCGCCGAATTCGCAAACCTTGGCGTCGCCGCCGAGAGCGTTGGGCCGTCCATCAATGAAATGCTGGCGAACATGGGCAGGAACATAGACAAAGCTGGCCAGTTAGTTGGGATCACCGGTAAAGCCTTCAAGACGGCTCTCGAGACGGATGCGAACCAAGCCCTGCTTTCCGTGCTGCAGTCGCTCGGAAAGATGACATCCGGTGTCGACCGATTGACCACGGCGCAGGCGATCTTCGGTGAGGAATCTGGCCGGCAGGTTGTCCAACTCGCTGGCCACTACAAGGACTTTGAGGCCGTGCTGAAGACAAGCAGCGACGCTACCGAGCGCGGCACAGCCCTCGCGGAGAAGTTCAAGATGGTCAGCGAGACCCTGACCAACATCCTCAAGCGAATGAAGGAAGCGTTCCTTCAGGTCGGCGTCGAGATAGGGTCTGTGTTCCTGCCCAGTATCGATGCCGGCGCTCGCGCGATGCTGAGCTTCGGCGTCCACCTCCGCGACGCCATCAAGAACTCCAAAGAGGTCGTCGGCGTCCTGACGGCAACAGGGCTCGCGATGTCCGCGCTGGGAGCAGCAAAGGGCTTCCAGGCGGGATCTCTCACTGCCGGACTCACCGTGATCAAGAGCCTGTTCATCGACATCACGCCGATGATCGTCAACTTCGGCAGCGCGCTCACGAGTACGGGCTCACTCGCCTCTGCAGCAGCCGCTGGCTTCAGCACTCTGGCTGCTGTGGCCGTGCCCCTCGCCGAGCTTTACCTTCTCGTCAAGCTGATTCCGAAAGCCCTGGAGGGCTGGAAGATCATCTTGGATAACGTGGTCTACGGCTTCGAGCTGCTGACGGAGAAGGTCAAGAACATGATCGGCGCCGTTGGTGGAGGCACCGGGATTATGTCGAACCTCGGAGCCATCGCGAATCGAATCCTCGACGGTATCACCGCCGGACTTGCCGCGGTCGGCGCGGCCCTCGGCAAGCTGGCCGAGATGGCGCTGACGTTCGCCTCGCACGTCGTCCGTCAGCTGGAGAAGATCCCCGGACTCTCGCGTGCAATCCCAGAGGGGCTCTCTCAGGGCCTGCTTGATGCAGGACAGCAGGCCACCGCACAGGGGAAGCTCATTGGAACGACATTCGGCGTGGCCTTCAAAGGAGCGCTCGTCGACCTTGGCCGCGACGTCAAGGACTTCTTCTCCGGGATGACTGCGGAGAGCGTCGACATCGCAGCCGGCAAGGCGGAGCTATCGGCATCCCTGACGACCATCAGCGCCACCAGCCAGAGCTACGTCCGGCTCCGGCAGACGGTGCGCGAGCTCGCTGGCGCTATCCGCCTCTCTGACGAGCAGCTCATCGAGAGCACCCGAACGCTCGGCAAGAATGGCAGCGCGTGGAAGGAGCTTGGCCTCCTGATGCGGGCGGGCGTGCCCTACGCGGAGGCGGTGAAGATAGCCCAGACGGACCTCGCTGACTCGGCTGCGTACGCTACTGATAAGCAGAGGCTTCTCAAGGCAGGACTTGGAGATTCAGCGGAATCGCTCGCGAAGATGTCGCCCGTACTTGCGTCGGTTTCCAACGCATTCAAAATGTCCGGCGAGGCTATCGACACCGGCGCAGCTGCCGCCCTTGTGCGGCTCTATGCCCAGCAGAAGGCCGGGCTGAATGGCCTGAATGAACTGAAGGTCAAAATCGGCAACCTCACCGAGGCCACCTCGATGGTTACCGACGCACGGAAAGAGGAGCTCGCCGGCTTGTTGAAGCAGCAGACGGCCGCGCAGTCGGCTGCTGATGCCATCGAGAAACAGGTATCTGCCGTAGAGAAAGCGAGCGGTGCAAGCAAGCGGCTCCGGGACACCTTGTATGACATGACCCCTGCCGCCACCGCGGCCGTCACTGCCCACAAGACTGTCGGGACTGCGGTCAAAAGCTCCGGAGACCAGCAGAAGGATGCATTCGACCGCACGAAGTTCGCCTTCGAGTCGTGGGCCAAGTCCTACGAACTGAAGTCGAAGTTCGTGACTGACATGGCGAAGATCACAGAGGAGCAGATCACGGGTTCGATGAAGGCCATCGAGGGAAGTCTCACCGCAGTGAGCGGCTCGATCACGGGCACCGCCCCGGTCCTGAAGGACCTGATGGATCCCACGCGCCCTTTCTCGATGATGGGCAACGACATCACGAACCGGATCCTCGGGCAGTTCCAGCTCCAGGCGGAGCTCGTCGAGCAACAGAAGCAGCTCAACCAGGAGAACCTGGAGAACCTCCGTCAGAAGCGCGCGCTGACCGCCGCAGGCGTGGCGCAGTCCTTCCGGATCAAGGTGGACGGCACCGACCCGGCGATGACCTCCCTCGTCCGAGAGGTCACCGAACGCCTGATGCTGCAGGCGAGCCGCGAGGGTGGGGAGCTCTGCTGCGGCTAGGTATAGGACATGGACTTCCACATCGCCGCGAGCGACGGAGCTGGGCCTGACGCCTGGTTTGCCGCGCCGGCGAACTACACTGACAACCCGGTCCGGTACACGTCCACCCAGCCCGGAGCCGCCGGGCCGTCCTTCCATCAGGCGGCCCCGGTCGACCCGACCGATGTGGTACCGAAGGGCTCAGCCGCGATCCGGCGCGACCAGCTCGCGGCCGTCAAGGCCGTCCGTGACTCAGCGAAGACGCTATGGGAGTTCTCGGATGGGGTGAGCGCGTACCGGGTACGGATCAAGATGTGGGAGCTCACCCCGATCGGGGGCGGCAACTACTCTCTGACCTGGGAGTTGATGGTGGTGAAGAAGCTCAAATGACCACCATGTACTGCACCCTCGAAACGAACTGCCCCGACAAGCACCGCTGCGTGAAGAAGTTCTCTCCCCACTGGGACAAGATGTGCTGGCGCGCAAGCCCGTACAACGACCCAGATCCGCCGGGCCCGGTCGAGTATCCGAAAGTCCCACAGCCCGGTGAACGCCCACAGGTGCGGCTACCAGGCATCCCGCCGCCGGGGGCTGCTGCGAGCCCATCCCTCCCGCCAGAACTCCTTGCTCTCAACCAACCGTGGGCACCGGGCGCTACCATCCAGCGGGCGAGGGACGAGTCCGGTCGGCTCGTCGTGTTCGTCCCGCTGATGGGTGGCCGGCGATTCATCGTGTCCCGCGAAGGCGGTGACACAGATGGGGATTCTTGAGGGGGCATTCTCGACCTCCGGCGTGATCGGCGGTAGCTACATCGGATGGTGTTTTGAATGGGTGCCGGTCGAGATCAGCATCGTGCAGCCGGAAGTGAAGATGGCGATGGAGGATCCGGACTCGTACGCGATGGACGAGTTCACCGTCTTGGCGACGGTCACGAATCAGAACACCGATACCACCTACGACCTGAGCGAAGCCCTTGTTCAGGCGTCCTTCGACTGGAACAGCCAAGGCGCCCAGGACAGCTTCTCGATGGTGCTCGCCGACGCTCCTACCTGGAGCCCTTTCGGCGCAGTGAACCCGGACGTTCTTCGTGCCGGCGATCTGGCGAAGGTCCTCAAGTTCTTCGTCCGGTTCAAGATCCGGGGTGCCACACACACCTTCCGGGTCTTCACCGGCACGATCACGGCAAGCCGGCCGACGTTCCGTCGCGGCAATAGCTCGATGAACGTGACCGGCGCCAATCTCGCCGAATTCCTGCGGACACAGGATGGCTCCATCGCGTTCTCTGGAACCCTCTACAACCTGCTGACGACGTTGCTCGTTCGAGCTGGCATCCGACAATCATATCTCCCGATCGCTGACAGCTACATCGCGGTCACCCTGTTCTCGACGACCGTCGAAGCTTCCATCGCTGAGCTGTTCCGGTACACCGCCGCGCTCGACCACTACGTGGACGAGTATGGATTCTTCGTCGCACGAGCCGGAGGCGCCGTCGGCGCTCAATCTTGGACGTACGACACAGCGAAGAATGTCTCCGAGCTGCAGCCCGGCCAGACATCAGGAGCTCTTGTGACCCAGGTGAACACCATCGGCGTCACCACCACCGGGGATCGGGAGTACGGCGATGCCGATAAGCAGGCCATCTTCGGCTACCGCCAGGCGGCGCTGTCGTCGGTCAATCAGATCGGCACCGCGGCCGAGGCTGATGCAGCCGCCCAAGAGATGATCGACCGCACATTCCGGGCGATGGCGCAGCTCTCGGTGACAGCAAAGACCATCAATCCGGTGATGGTCGCCGGTGACACTGTGGATCTTTCGGACGACGAGGTGAATGGGATCGGGTCCAACATGGACGGCCAGACGCTCATCGTCCGATGGAGGCACCTCGACTGGAAGCGATCGAATCCCGGCGGTTCGTTCGCATTTGGTGGTGACCTCGACGAATGAGCACCATTGAGCAGCTCTCTGGCGGACCTCCGCGAGGCAAGCTCCTGGCCAAACATGGGCCCTACCTCTGGCTGTGTCTGACGCCACGGGGGCGAGGCCTCGTGCTTCTCTCGACGACGGATGAGGCATCGGTAGGGGAGAGCGTCTACCTCACGGAACCCGTGAGCTGCTACTACGTCGGTATCAGCGAGACCGCGTTTCTGCAGATCGCCAACGGCTTCTCCTGTCGGAGGGTGTAATGGGCTCAAGCCGCAAGCCAGGCGACTACGCCGGGACTCCCGGTCGCGGGGCTCTCACATACCTCAAGAACTATGGCGCTGCCCAGCGCGGCCGCAAGATCCATCAGTTCACCGAGGGTGTCGTCACTGCGCTAATTCCGGGCGACGTGGATCACCTGATGGTGCGATGGCCATTCTCGAGCGGGCCGAAGAAGCTTCCGGTGCGATACGGCACCTGTAACTCGCAGGCCTTCCGCGTCGGAGACCACGTGCTGGTATTTGCGCGCAACTGCGAGGTCTCAGCATCCGAGGTGATCGGCTTCACTCGGGGACCGCGGCCGTGCGGATTTGAGGCCAAGATCTTCGGCATCCTCGGCCGCCACGATCCCGCAATCCCGGATTTTCCGGAACCGAAGCAGAACCTGCAGCTCGTGCAGGTCGGATTCACCGACGAAACGTACCTGTACGCTAGCCACACAAACGTCGGAGGGCTGCTGTCGGCAAGCGGAAGTGCTCTTGCCTACACGATGGAGTACAGCCCGAACATCATCGATAGCTACGACCGAGGTCGCGTCACCAACTACCGTCCGAACGCAGCCTTCTATAACGTATCGAGCCACTCCTGCGGTTGGGACTATCAAGATCTTATTGACGACTGGGTCAGCATCACGGTCATAGGCGCTCGACATGGGAACCACGTCCATCAGCGGCCGGAAGACTTCAGAACGCCCTACGTGCAACCCTCTGAAGGGGCGCTCGGATCCGACACAGTCAGGCAGTTCCCCCTCAGCGCCGTGAGTTCTCAGCTTGGCGATGCGGGTATCCCGATGGATCCGTTCTTCATCGAGTACATCACCACCTTCGCTGAGTATCGGTCCATCCCCGGTTGGACCTGGAACGGTCTTCAGTACTGCTTGGCAACCGGAAAGCTAGTAGTCATGGGAGTCATCGGCGGCACTCAGAACACAGGTGCGATTCTGGTCGATCCGGTCTCAGGAGCCAAGACTCAGCTTTGGCGCCCAACGTCAGCCAGTCGGTTGCTGACGACGTTCAAGCTAGAGTTCAAAACGTGCGCGCGACACATCGTTGACCCCTACTACATTAGCTTCACTGCGCCGGATCCGAACCCGAACGAGGACTTCGATCTGGGGTTTCCGGGCGACCCGTCCTATGGACTGGCCATCGGAGACTCAAGCGGCTGCGTCTCACTTCCTGAACGAGACGCAGATGGTGGTTTCGGCAATCATGCCATAGGTCCGGACGACTTTAGCCAGTGGGGATACTCATTCGACGTCTACTCGCCGTTCTCACACCTGGTGCGCTTCACGGAGATCGACGAGGAGGTACTTACCGGTGTCCCCTCCCCGCCGATCGCGACCAGCCCATCGACGTCCTACGTGCTGATCCCGTGCGTTCATCGCAGATACAAGTTCGGCATCAACCCGGATCCTGCGCCGGGCTGGAGCCCGGGGACGAGCTCGCCCGAGGCGGCCCCAGAGAAAGAGAATATGGACTTCGGCGGAGAGGTGCTGCGCACGCAGCGGCTCTACTCCGTCCACGTCGAGTCGGGCTCCGCGACGCTCGTCCATAGCGCCGACGTGACGACCACCTCTTTCGATGACTCCTCGCTGACCAATGAGAATCGCGGACAGAAGACCTTCGCGGAGCTGGAGTCCCGATCCCAGCGGCGAGTGTTCAACTACGTCCAGGGCTCCGGGCGAACGGGACCGTCTTCACCGCTCGCGCGTTGGTGGAATCCCATCAACCGCCCGGCTGGTCAGGGCTACCCGGTCAATCCTGACATCTTCACCCAGATACCATTCGTGTCTCCCGGCGGGATGGACTTTCCAGTCAACGGAAATCCAAGAACGCCCGGCTATCCGTGGCAGCGATACGTGCCAGCTGGCAACTGGGTGGCGATGGATCCTGGGCCGACAGCTCCGGTCGCAGCCTGGGCCTTTGTCTGGACCGGAGAGGAGGACACGGTGAGGCTCGAGACGCTGGCGGCTGAGACAGCGCCTCCCCAGGGTCGACAGGTCTACGACCAAGACTATCTCGGCGACACGAATGCCTACGTCGGTGACCACTTCGCGGAGTACGCATGGGATGCCCCGCGAAATCCTATCGCGCACGGCGACACGTTCTGCGTCTATAGCGCAATCACGGGAGCGGAACTCGAGCAGCTGATCGTCGGCTCGCGGACCAACCCAGGAAGCTATCTCACCTGTCCTACGGTGACCCCGAACGGCGATAAGATGCTCTTCACTGCGCACGGCTGGTTCACGATCCCTCCGCTCGGCGTCAGGTTTTTCGCGGGTATGTACTATGTGGACCGAACCAATCGATCGGAGCCGGTGATCACTTTCATCAGCCCGTGCGAGCTACGGGTGCCGGGTCGATCAACGATCACAGCTCTGGACGCCGCAGGGGGGCCGCTGGCGACGGGCGAGGAGCTAGTCGAGAGTCTGCCGAGCGAGGACACCATCCTGCCGGATAACACCAGCTATGAAAGCGAACTGGCCTACTTCATCGGCGCTCGCCGGAAGTCCTTCCTGAATCGAGCTGGCACGCTCCTGCTTGCGGAGTCCGGGTACATGCTCGACCTCACTGACGTCACCCGTCCTGTCCTCAACATCACCGGCATCGTTGAACTCCGTGGGCTGACCGCGTCAAGTGAAGTCGCCGGAGTCGGCCCGCTCTACCAAGACGTCGAGCAGCTCTACCGGGGGTTCATTCCCTTGGAGTTCCCGTAGTGCCCTACAGCATCGAGCACATTCTGGTCTTCACGATAGACGGGGAGCAGATTCGCGAGCTTGTGTTCGCAAATCTGGCTCCCGGTCAGACGTCTGATGTCCGCACCATCCGGATCACGAGCGTCGGGAGCTCTACTCTGACCGCAGTTCGGATCGCGGCTAAGCTGATCACAGGACCGGTCTACGGGGGTACCAACGAAGAGGGCTCAGAGGCGATGACCGAGCACTGGGTTGAGGTCCGCCTCGCTGGTGTCGGATCGTTCCAGGGAATCGGCGGCCCGTACGGCAATGGCTCTCCGTCCGGGAACTACTTCCCTCTCGACGACCTCGCTCCCAGGGAGTTCGTCGACATTGATGTGCGAGTGACGCTCCCAGCCTCGCTCTCCACGGAGCGCTTTGCGAGACTTCGGCTCGGCGTCTCGTACCGACCGACATAGGAGTTCCGATGGTACTCATCCCCTCCCGTTTCGTCGGTGACCTATGGGACGAGCCGGACTACCAAGCCCTCCGCACGGCCTTTCTGGGTGAGCATCTCGCGACGTCCACTGCGAACCCACATGCCGAGACGATCAACCTGGGTGACGGTACCACCAACTCCAATCGGACGATCAACGCCAACCGCCTCGGTGGAGCACGCTACGTCCGCTGGAATGAATCGGCTGGGCGCTGGGAAATCAACAACGGCGCCGGAGCGGTTCCGATGCTCGGCGGGGTGGCAAACCTCGCGATAGTCCTGATCCCAACCTATCCCGGCGAAGTCTCTGCGTTTACCTCCTCCGCTGTCATCTCCACCTTCGAGGAGGAGTTCGACGGCGCAAACTTCCACAACGCGCTGAAGTTGGACAACCGCGATGACGCCACGCAGACCGCGCAAACAAACATCCGATTCCGGATGCCGCCGTCAACTCCATCCGGAGGACGCGTGGCGACTATCCGCATCTGGAACAGAAGGGTCGGCACCGATGCGGATACGTTCTTGGGAGTCCAGCTCTTCGACACCAGCAACGCCAGCGTGTCGCTGTCGGGTGTCGGCGCTCTGACGAGCTCGGGCTGGACCGAAACGGTCTGCACCGTGACTGCCGGGACCTACGCAGCGGGCGGCTACGTGACACTCCGCCTGCTATTCAGCGCAGCTCCTGGAGAGCAGGTGTACTCCGGCGAGATCGCTATCACGCTCGCTGATAGCTAGCAGCTAGGAGAGCCATGGCTCAGCACCGCCCGCTCCTCAGCGTGAGCACTCTCGCGCTCCTCGTCCTCGCCTCGGGAGTGCTCGCCGGCGGCGTTCCCCGCGGCGACAGGATCATGGGGCGACTCATATCGGAAACCCCGCCTACCAACGGGCAGATCCTGCTCTACAACAGCAGCACTCAGAAGTGGGAACCTGCCTCTGCGGCTGCGGGTGCGGCCGGAGCAACCGGCGCCACGGGTGCCACAGGCGCCACTGGAGCCACAGGTGCGACTGGAAGCACAGGAGCAACGGGAGCCACCGGCAGCACTGGACCTGCCGGATCCGCGGGCGCAGACGGGGCTGCGGGGCCAGCGGGATCCACGGGCCCAACCGGCGCGACCGGTTCGACTGGCTCGGCAGGTCCAGCCGGCGCGACCGGAAGCACGGGGGCTACCGGAGCGACGGGGAGCACGGGTGCGAGGGGCGCAACTGGATCCACTGGAGCCACCGGCCCTATCGGTCCAGGCTTCGTCGGCCCAGCGGGCGCGACCGGCGCCTTCGGAGGAGAGCTCGGACGGTACGTGTTCGACAGCGGCTCCACCGCGGATAGCAATCCCGGCGCGGGACTATTTCGTTTCAACAATGCGGCCGTGGACAGCGCGACTTTCCTCTACATCAACAAGAACGCTTTCGTCGGAACAAATCTAGAGTCCGTCCTCCTCGCACTCGACGACAGCTCGAGCGCTGTGAAAGGGACCCTCCGGCTGATCGATCTTGAGGACTATGATTCCTGGGCAGAGTACCGCATCACAGGCTCGGTGACCGACGCGACGACCTACGTCAAGGTCCCCCTCGCTTGGGTAGGTGGCGACACCAGCTTTGGTCCCGGCGACCTGACTGCACTCGCCTTCAGCCGCACCGGTGACCTTGGCTCGACTGGAGCGACCGGATCAACAGGCGCCACTGGCGCAACAGGATCCACAGGATCCACAGGAGCCGCAGGCTCCGCAGGTGCTGGGGGCGCGACCGGAAGTACGGGCGCGACCGGGGCGACCGGAAGTACTGGCGCCGTTGGCGGCGCTGTCACGCTCGCGTTCGCGTTCGACAACGGCACAACCGACGCCGATCCGGGGGCCGGCAAGGCACGATTCGACCACGGCACGATGTCGTCGGTTACCAAGAGCTACGCCAACAACGCGGACGCCTTCAGCACGACCATCAGCGGGATCGTCGACACCCTTGCCGACTCGACATCCGCCGTGCGTGGCCACCTCCGAGCTGTGCATCGAACCGACCCATCGAAGTGGGCCCTGTTCACAATCTCCGGATCCATTGCCAGCGGGACCGGTTACCGCAAGATCACGCTCGTGTATGTGAGCGCCTCGGCGAGTTCGCCGTTCACGAACGGAGACCCGATCGCCCTCGTATTCTCACGCACCGGCGACCTCGGGGCCACGGGCGCCACAGGCTCGACAGGCGCCACCGGAGCCACGGGATCCTACTCGGGATCACTGAGCGCCGCGCTTGCAGGCACCCTTCCCGCCCCACTGCTCGCCACTTCGCCCACGATGTCTGCCGCCAACTTCACGCTCGAGCCCCCCACGAACACCGGCGGGACTGGCTACTCCTCGAACATCAAGGGCGGCGCCACCAGCAACAGCGGATCGACGGGAGGCGCCCTCAACGCGGTCGGCGGCGCCCCCGGCGTCACTGGCGCCGGGGGGGCATTCTCTGCGGCCGCAGGCAACGGCGGGTCAAGCGCAGGCAACGGTGGACCGGCTTCAGTCTCTGGCGGTTCCGGCCAAGGCAACAACGCCAATGGCGGCGACAATACGATCTCTGGCGGAAATGCAGTAGGCACGGGCGTTTCGGGACGGGTCAAGCTGATCGCCGGAACTGGCGGGACCGGAGCAACCGGTGGACGAATCGACCTCCTCACTGGAGGCGCGAGCTCCTCGGGGGCGATCAAGACTATCAACCTGATCGCATCTGGCGGGGACATTAACCTCGAATGCGCTCGAGCCGTGAACCTCGCGGCGGACACCTGCCTCCACTCGACAGGCGGGACTGGTCCCTTCGCCACCGCCGCGAATGGTGACCTCTGGTACGACACTGCCAAGCAGGCATGGTGTGCCGTCATTCCGGGCACAGGGACGTCGTTCGCTGGTGTGGTGCCCACGTTGCTGTACCAGAACAACTCGGACAGCGGCAACCTTGGCAATTCGCTCGGAACGAATGTATTCGCGAGCCCGAATACTTTCGCCGCACCAAGCGCAGCCTTTAATCTCACCGGCCGTCACTTTAGAGCGACATGGTACGGGAGGTACACATCGACCGGCTCGGCGCCCACGGCGTCCTTCAATGCGACGTTCAGTACGATGACCGTGTCTTCTTCCTCGGTATCAGTTCCGGTCAATCAAACCGATAAACCGTGGTACCTCCAGTTCGACGTATGGGTCCGCTCATCGGGTGCCGGAACTGCAGACCTGACAGGATGGATAAGAGGAGAATTCGGCGGGTCTACTTCATCGCCCAACTTCTCCGGACGTAGCTCCGTCCCGAATGGCAATACTTCTGGCTCCACAACGATCGGTGGGAGCGTCGGAGTACTCACCAACATCTTCTCAACCCTCATCATCGAGCAGTTCGAGGTTCATCTACTGAACTGAGTCTCGGCTACGATGACTACATCGACAGCGCCTCGTCCTCAGCGGCGCGATGAGATAGAGTTCGCCCCCCGAACGCTTGTCCTCGACCGGAGGTGATCCAAGTGTCTCTCGATCAGGTACTTGCGTTTCTACATGCGCATGTGGACGCCGTCGCGTTCGTCGTCCTGGCGATCCTCGGCTACTGGGGTCTCGGCAAGTACCTGCAGAACAAGGAGCTCCAGGAGGACGTCCAGACCATCCTTGCTGGCGCCTACGCCATGGTCGCGAAGTACCGACGCCAGAATCCGGAGGATGACCACGACTGGCTGGAGAAGGGACTCAAGTACGCCGACGACCTCTGGCGAGCCCTCGGCAAGGCTCGCCCTCCCAGCTTCGACGTCAAGGCTCTCGCAGAATGGACGCATCGACGGGAGATGGAGAAGGCCTCGCTGCCTGCAACGCAGTCGACTCCAGCGGTACCGGCCTTCAGCCAGGAGATGCTGGATAGCCTAGCGCTGGCGATCCACGCTCGGCTCAAAGCCGCCCAACCGCAGAGCCCCGGCATCGGGGTACCCAAGCCACCCTCACCAGCTGCGTAGTGAATCTGAATGTCAGCGATCATCGAGACGACGGTGACTCAGGAAGTCGTCGTGTCCGCGGCTACAGTTGAGTCCATCGTCACCGAGGTCACTCAGGAAGTCATCCTCACCACGGTGGTGATCGACTACTGAGGAGGCGGCGCTATGCGGCTGCTCCACCTGGCGCTGATCGCGCTGCTCTCGGCAGGCGCCATCGCCGCGCCCATCCAGATCGCGAGCCTCCCCGTCAGCATCTCGGCTCCGGGCGAGTACCGCCTTGCCTCCACACTCTCCTATCCGCACGCCACCGGACATGCGGTTGTCATTGCCGCCAACGACGTGACGCTGGATCTCGGCGGCCACGCGCTCGTCGGCAACGCCGGTACCGGCACGATCGCTTTCGGCGTGTGGTGTTCCGGCCGCACCAACGTGCGCGTCCGCAATGGCTCGATTCGCGGCTTCTACTGCTGCGGGTATCTCGGCGGATCAGGTCACGAGATGGCGAACCTCTCGGTCACCCCAACGTACCTCGGTCTCTGGATCGATGGTCGCGCCGGGCGCATCCGTGACTGCACCGTGAGTGACGCCGGCGGATCCACACTCGCCAGCTCGACGCGCCCGATGGGGTTCAAGGCGATTGGCCCCGGAATGCGGGTCGAGCACTGCTCCGTGGTGGGCATGACGGTACCGGCGGGCGGCGAGGTTGTCGGCCTGCATCTGGATCGTGCCGGCGGCACCGTGGTCTCCGACTGCTCGTTCTCGCTGGCTGTCACCAGATCCGGGACGTACGGCGCGTGGGTCAATGCAGGCGGCGCTGGCGAGACCTCCGCGTTGTTCAAGGACTGCAGCTTCGCCCGCTGGGGTCACGGCATCGTCGGAGGCTACGCGGAGACCGTCGTGCGGGACACCACGATGCTCGCGGTCACGATTCCATACGCCGGCACGGTGCGGGACGCGGGCCAGAACCGCTAGTCACGGAGGAGCCATGGCCGTTGACCTGCTCGACCTTGAGTACAACGTCAAGACGCTGCTGCCCGCCGGCACTGCTGTGCCGGGCGCCAGCCAGAACATCAAAAGCACTCCTTTCCGGCACAAGCGGGGCATCGGGAAGATGTCCCTCTGGATCAAGGCTGCCGGATCGAGCCCCGCCCTGAAGGTCTTCGTCGAGGGTGCGACCGCCGACACGGATACAAAGTACACAGCACTGACCCCGGAGCTGGAAGTCCAAGGAGCTCTCATCACGATCTCGGACTCTAGTCCGCACGCAGTCAACATCCCGGACACGTGGCTCCCATTGATCCGAGTGCGAGTCACGGACGATGCGGGCAACGGCGCGGACACGACGGTTCAGATTGACATCACCGAAAACCGAGTGGACCAGTAGTTGGAACCCCGGGGGGATGGAGGCGCTATGAGAATCCGCACGGCAGTTCTGCTCCTCGTCCTTCACTCCTCCGCATTCGGCTGGGCGGGAGCTGGGGCCGGCGGTGGTATCGGCGCGACCGGAGCTACCGGTGCTACGGGAGCCACGGGCGCGACGGGATCCACAGGCGCAACCGGAAGCACCGGCGCGGCAGGTTCAGCAGGCCCCGCTGGCTCTGCCGGAGCCACGGGCGCGACGGGTGCAACCGGATCAACCGGATCAACCGGGCCGGCTGGCGCCTATGCTGACATCACAAATTCCGACGGTGTGGTCACCATCGTGGGCACGAAGCGCATCGTGAAGTACAGCAGAACGCTCGGAGGCAACACCGACGACTATGCGTTCGTAGCCAACTTCGTCCACAATTTCGGTGGACAGACGCTTCGAGTGTCTATCGCGCCCCCCGCCGGCGGAAGCGCACTGGCGGCTGCGAAGTCCTACGTCTTCTCAGTGCGGATGGATCTCACGGCAGACGAGTACCGCACCATCCCGCCGATCTCTGACGCTGGCTTCAACGACTACAATGGCGCAGGTGACTTCGCCCTCGTTCTTAAGTCGAACGCCTCTCACGACGCAATCTTGTTGGTGCGACGCACGACACCAGGATCGCCGACAGACTTGATCATCACGATCGAGGTCGACGCCGATGCGCCGACGATCAGCGCACTCACCGGCACTGGGAGCTACTCCGCATGGAGCGGGATCCTTGCCCTCCGGGCCGACAAGTACGTCAGCACCGACGACACGAGCCCGATCGCCAACACTACCACGGAGACGATGCTGACCCCGACGCTCTCGCTGGCAGCATCGTCGGCAGTGTTGGGCCAAGCGTGGGAGATCCTCGCATCCGGAAAGCTCTCTACGAGCGCATCGCCAACGAGCATCACATTTGCGCTGATGTACGGGAGCACCGTCGTTGCGCGAACCCCCGCCTTCGATGTGGACGCAAGTTTGACCGATGCGGCGTGGTCGGTGAAGGGGCTCGTTGAGTTTCGAGCGGTAGGTGCGAGCGGCACGGTAGCGGGCAGCCTCTCAGGCTCGATCACCAATGGGACAGGCGACGCGGGCCGATCCAAGCGCGGAAGCACCGCCGCGGACACCACCACCGCCAAGAACCTCGGCGTAGCGGTGCAGTGGGGCGATGCCGCGGCAGGCAACACTCTGGTACGCGAGCGGATCGTCATCCGGCCGTTGCACTGAAGAGAGGTTGAGCGATGAAGTCCAAGAAGTTCGCCCAGTGCTACACCATCGAAAGGGAGGGTGCGATGACGCGGTGGCTGCTGATTGCACTCCTGCTCTGCGCGCTGCCGGCCGTCAGCAGCGCTCACTCGAAGGTCTACGCCCCGTCTATCGACCGGCTCTTCACTAGCCAGTATGTCGCGGCCGGCACGTCAGCCACGACCACGCAGCCGTTCTACATCGGCGACTCGACGATCCACGGCGTGGACTGGGTCGTCACGACCGTGGGGAGCGTCAACGTAACGATCGAGGTGCTGCAGTCAAACTCGCAGGCGGGCCCTTTCACGAAGTGGGCCGCGACCAGCGCCGCTGGCACCACTGCCGTCAACACCATCACCATCAACACCGCACAGGGCGGGTCAGACCTCCAGCTCCTTCCATCCGGGTGGGGCAAGTACCGGATCACGAACAACGACGCCGCGGCGGCTGTGTTCACGGGCCGCGGTATGAACCAGTAGCGCGCATCCCCGGAGGGCCTAGACCATGTCCAGCACCGGCCCGCGCACAGTGTTGGTAGTCGACGACGATCAGGACGTGCTCGACCTGATGCAACACATCCTCACTGAGGCCGGTCTGCATCCTGAGGGTGTCCCGACGGCCGCGGCGGCCATTGAGCGGCTGAAGCGCAACTCCATCAGCGTCGTGGTCGCCGACGTAACCCTCCCAGGGATGAATGGGGAGGCGCTCGCGGCCTGGATCATCGAGCACCACCCGTCCATCCGTGTGATCTTCCTCACTGCGGACCAACACTTCCGCGCGCCGCGTCATCTGCCGGTGTTCTACAAGCCTCAGCTGGTTGGGGACAGCTACAGCTTCGTCGGCATCGTGCGCAAGGCGATGATGGACGCGGACACCGCCTACCGGATCGACAGCATCCAGAAGGGGCTCGACGCGTTTGTCGAGGAAACTCGCAAGGGATTCGCCGACGTCTCCGGCGGCATCGAGAGCCTGAGTGAGCTGATCTCCAGCACCGTGAGGCAGGTCAACAACGGCGCAGCAGTCCGAGATCAAGAGGTTCTCCAGCTGGCCAAGTCAGTGAGCACGGCGAAGCAGCAGATCGCAGGGATGACCCTTCCGGCGCTCGCGAAGGCATGGTGGGCAGGTCGGGACTTCCTGCTCTGGAGCCTCGTGACCGTGCTGGGCGCATCGCTAATGTGGCTCGGCTCGACGTGCCGCGATCAGATCATCGAGCGCGTTGCCGTCGTCCAAGGTGTGCCCGAGATCAAGGCGAAGGTCGAGCGGATGGGACGGGACGTCCAGCGGATCCTTGACCGGCTGGACCGGAGGCCTCAATGAGCGCGATCGAGATCCGGCTCACCACGAAGGTCCTGACCGTGGGCGCAGACTTCCGCAGTGTGGTCATCCCGATCGTCACCGGAGCCAGGCGCCCGCGACAGGAGTTCGCGTTCACGAACCCGGACGGGACAGCGCTGAACCTCACCAGCATCACGCCGCATTTCAAGCTCCGCCGCGCCGGCGACACAACGGTGATCAACGCCGACGACACCGAGATGGACGTGGACAACGCGGTCGGCGGGCTCGCCCACTACGACTGGGCCGCCACCGATCTGGTCGACCCCGGCCTGTACGAGGCAGAGATCGTCTTGGACTACGGCAGCGGGATCACGTATCCGATGCCGGAGCTGATCCAGTACCAGGCTCGTCTGGCGTTCTAGCCTTCTTCGGCGGTACGTCCGGCGCGGGCTTCTGTTTCGCGAGCCACTCAGACGTCGGCTTGAACATCGAACATCCCGGCCGGTCCGCCTGGCGGAGCGGGCACCGGGCTTCGGGCTTCACGGCGTAGCACCAGCCCATCTTGTAGTTCTCGCAGACCCGGTCCCGGCGCCGCTTCTTGCGCTTGTCGACGTAGGGGTAGCTCGGGTCACGGATCGCAGTCAGGCACTTCTTGATCCCCTTCTTCGCGAGCTCTGCCTGCTTCGCCTTCGCGGCCGCCAGCGCCTTGGCGCGGGCGTTCGCCCACCAGCCCTTGACCTTCTCGACGTTCTCCGGCCGCCGGTAGTAGGCGCGCTGCCGGTTGCGCTTGTACTTCAGCTGGCACTCCTCCGCGCGACAGATCGTCGGCGGACGAGGACCGTGGCTCACGAAGGGCGCCTTGCAGTAGTAGCAGGTGCACTTCCAGCCGCACCCGGGCAGGCGGCACCGCCGGCGGTCGCCGGCCTTCGTCCTGTCCTCGAACACCTGGCCGCAGGCCGTGCAGGTCTTGGGCTTGCGGGTGCGCGGGCGTCCCACGTCAGACCGCCGGGATAGGCAACGCTGCGCACCACAGCGCCACGGTCAGGATGGTCAGGATGAGTGCGACGAAGGACAGGGCTAGGGCTCGGGCGTCACGCACAAGCTCCGGATCACCCTCGTGGCGGGTCACTCGCCCACCGCCATGAGTCCTGTCATCGTCGGGACCACACCGGGCGTGATCAGCCGGCGGCACTCGGCGACCTCGTCCATCTCGGCGACGGAGCCGAACCAGACCACGGGGATCTCCAGCGTGTAGTGCATCTGGTGGTAGTAGTCCGCGAACTCCTTCATGCTCTCGTACTGAACCAACTTGGGTTCGTACCGGCCGTAGATAGCCCAGAAGCCGCGAGAGACGGCGTGGTACTGCATCGCACGAATGCCGTCGTCCTTCGACTTGAAGGTGGGGATGCGCTGCCGCGTCTCGTCCCAGAAGCAGAACGGGAGCCGGAACCCCGGATCCTGGTAGAGGAGGATCCACTGGCCAGCGTAGCCGGCGAACGGGTTCTGCCCGCGCCGGGCATTGACGATCTCCACAGCTCAGACCCTCCTACGGCCGGTGATGCGGCGGCACAGCTCTTCAGTGAACCAGCTCTCGAACCCCGACCATGCAGCGCCCTTGTGCTCCGCGAGGAACTCTTCGAGAGCAGCTCGGACCGCCGGCGGCATATCCGACTCGATCAGGCTCGCCACCTTCTCGAAGAAGGCCCGCACCATCGGCCGCTTGTGGGAGGCGTTGAAGCCACACTGGTGGTAGAGCATCGAGCAGCGGTTGGAGCAGAAACCGAAGCGTCCCTCCGGCATCCGCCGGGAGCACTTGCGACACTTCGGCCACTCGTCGGCGCCGGCACCGATCGGTTCAGGCGGCAACCCCTCAGCATCAAGGCGAGCCGACCCGTGACGCAGTGACCCGCTCCTGAGCCAGTAGGGACTCTTACCCACCGACAGCCACCTTCCCGCGCCGGATGATCCGCCTGAGCTCATCCCCCAGCGCACTCCTCCGTGGCTCCATCGCGGACTTCCGGAGCACGGCCAGCTGGGTAAGCATCACCAGACCGATGCCCACCTCGAGGCTGTCGGCTGGCACGCTGTCCACCTCGTTCCCGGTAGGTCCTCCGATGTCGGTGCTCTCCGCGAGGATGTGCATCCGCGTCGGCCGAAAGGTCTGCAGCGTGACCATCGCGTCGCCGCTGGTGACCTTCACCCGGACGATGCCCGCCTCGCATGCCTCGTACAGGTCGAGGCGGTCCCACCGGAGCGCGAGCACAGCTCCGAGCACACGCCCCGCGGCGATCGCGAGCTCGTAGCGGAGCCGCGTCACAGAGCGCACCCGGGCGAGGTCGACGACCTCCGACATCAGAGGCTCCTCAGCGGCGCGGGGGTCACGGGAGCGAAGTCCCGCTTCGTCATGTGGAAGAACGCCACGATCTGGGCGACGATGGTCGCCGCGTGGTCCCTCGCAGCAGCCCCCGCGGCCGTCATGTCCGCCGCCCCGTCCCCGAGCTTCTTCAGGTCGTCGAGGAGGCTGTTCCCACAGGCGATGCCGTCCACCACGACATCGAGCCGGTCAGCCGCGAGCGCCACCTCACCGAGGATGGACCCGGCCTGACACAGGACCTCGCGCACGACTCCGACGACGTAGCGCTTCGTGTCGGGGTCGTTGTACTCCTCCGCGGATCGATCACTCTGCTGCGCGATCACCACAGGCTCAGTCACAGGGCCTCCCGTCAGGACGACAGCCGGGCTCAAGGGCATCGGGACCAGCGGCACACAGCGAACGACTCCGCGAGGAACCCCACCCCGCGAAAGCCCCACTGCGCGCATCCCCTGCCCTCCGCGGCCAAGCAACCGCGGTCCGCTCCCCCCACCAGCGGCGGTCCCGGCCAGACCGCCCACATCCCGGACCCTAGCAGCTCTGACCCCCCTCGCAACCCATGCGCGCACTTTTCTCGCCCCCATCCCCGTCCCTCAACTGCGCGTTTCCGGTCGGAGAGGGAACGACAACCACCCGCGCAAGACAGACCAGGCAGAGGTGCATCCGGAGACCGGCCGGCCGGGCAGAACAGGAGCACCGTGAGAGCACTTGGTTTCAGCGTGCACAAAGTGGCGCTATGAAACCCGCGGAAACCTAGATGGGAAGCGGAAGGGCAAGGGACCCGGAGGGGGTCCGATCCCCCGTACCGGGTCCGTCGGGCGGAGCTGAAACGACGGCCAGGAGCGAGGGCGAAGCCGAGCGGAGCGGGAGGGGCGGGCGAGGGCAGGAGCGGGAGAAAGCCGGCCGGGAGGGGCGGAGAGCGGCGCAGGAAGCGGGAAGCCCAAGAGGGAGGGCACGCCACGAGCCCGACCGGGCCCTCGGATTCTCTTCGGCCGAGTGGGGACTCAGCTCGCTAGTAGTACTCGCGCGCGCGTGGAGAAGAGAGGGGAGGAAACGACCGGCCGCTTCATGTGAAGTTGCGGGCAACATCTTGGAATTCCCCCCTCCCCACGTGCGCGCGCGCCTGCGCGCGGGTCGTCTTGACTCACCGAGTCATACCTCGCCCGGTGGTTTCTCGCGGGTCCGCTTGACTCGACGTCGAAGCGTGTACAGTGCCCCTCGGATCGACCCGAGGCTGGAACACCTGCAACCCCCAGGTGCCGCGCCGCCGGTCGACCGGGAGGTCTCCGTGGCCCGCAGACTGACCGACGTCGAGATGCGCGACCTCGAGCGCATGGTCCTCGCCGGCTGGCGCAACTCCCAGATCGAGGACCACTTCCAGGCCGACGCCGACAGTGTTCGCGTCTGGAAGAAGCGCCTGCGCGCGCGGCACCGCGACAGCTGGAACCAGAAGCCCGCCGAGTTCCTCGCGGGCTGTGAGGCGTTCTTCGTGTCGCTGGAGGAGCGAGCCCTCGCGGAGCTCGACGCGAAGGACGCAGACGGCAAGCCCCGGCCCATCACCGCGACCCAGCAGGCGGCGCTGATCAAGCAGGCGCGCGAGGCGCGGCAGTCGCGCATCAAGCTGCGCATCGACACCGGCAAGATCCAGGTCGTGGACCAGGACGCGGACCCCGACAAGCTCACGGACGAGCAGATCGACCGCGAACTCGGGGACAACGCCAAGCGCCTCGGCGTGCTGCGGGGCGTTGCTTCTGTTCCGCACGGTCGGCCGAAGAAGCCGAAGCATCGCGCGAGGAAGCTCACCCGCGAGGAGAAGCGCCAGGCGCGCAAGGCCGCGGCCCGGGCGAAGGAAGCTGCCAAGGCGGCCGCCGCGGCTGCCGGCACGAAGGCGGCGTGATGCTACTGGCCGAACGGGATGTGCAGGAGCTCGGCGGCCTTGCGCTTGGCGCGCTCTCCGCGGCGGTCGTACCGGGCGGTCGTGGTGATGTTCGCGTGACCGGCGAGCTGCTGCACTGCAGCGAGGTCGGCCCCACGGTCCAGCAGCTCGCCGATGAAGGTCCGGCGCAGGTCGTGCGGGCTGAAGGGGGCGAGGCCCGCCTCGGCGCCACGAGCTCGCAGCATCATGTACACCGCTTGTGGGTTCAAGCGAGCGATCGTCACCCGACCGCCCTTGTTCACGGGGACGAACAGCGGCCCCGGCTCGCCGCCGCGATGCGCAAGCCAGGCGGCCAGGAGGGTCGCGCTGCCGTTGGTCGCGTACACGAGCCGCTCCTTGTGCCCCTTGCCAGCGCGGATGCGGAGCTCGCCGGTCACGGGCGTGTAGTCGCTGAGGTCAAGCGAGACCAGCTCCTGCCGGCGCAGGCCCCCGCCGAACAGGACTGCGATCATCGCAGCATCGCGCGCCCCGCCGGGGGTGGTCCGGTCGCACGCATTGCCGAGCGCCTGAACCTCGGCGATGGAAAGTGCCCGGCCTGCGGGGAGGGTCGAGCCTCGCACGGACTTCACGTCTTCGACACGCCGCAGCTCTTCGGCATCGATGTACCCGAGTCGCCAGGATTCCCGGGCAGTTCCCTTGATGGCTGCCAGGAATCGGTTCACCGTCGCGGGCGCCTTGCCTTGGTCGACCAGCAATGTCCTGAGGCGCGCGACGTGCGGGTATCGGACGGCGGACCAGTTGAGTTCCCGCAGGCCGACGAGTCCGCCGCTGAGGAGGCGGGCCATCTGCTCGAGCGCGCCGGTCTGGGAGTGGAGACTGCCGGCCCCAAGGCTGCCCAGATAGACCAGCGCCGGGTTCCGGTCGGCGGGGATCTCGTGGGTGACCACGAGCTCGGAAGGGACAGGTCGGGTCTCCATCGCCGCACTCCTCTCGTCGACTTCAAACCAGAAGTACCATTCTCATACCCGATTCTCGGGGTGTGCGCAACAGGTTTCGACCTCGACAGGCCAGCCGAGTCGACCGCGCCGAGCGCGGCTCGGTGTCGGCAGCAGCCGACAGCTCGGTCCGGCGGGCGTGCCTCGGCGGCGCGGGCCACCGCGGCAGGGTGGGGAATTATTACCGCCTCGGAGGGGGTCCCGGTAGCCCCCCCTCGTAACATCCCATTTTTCCAAAATCGGTCCCCCTCTCTCCTCCCCAAAATTTTCCGGAATTCTCAGGAAGTGGTCCAGCAGTGACGCCCGACCCGGACCACGATGCCGTCGCTCTCGCCGCAGCCGGAGACCACGACGCCTTCGCGTCCCTGTACCGCCGTCACGTCGCGCTCGTCCGGCGAGCCTGCACACGGTACGTGGTTGAGTTCGAGCTCGAGGACGCCGTGCAGGACGTGTGGCTGCAGGTCCACCGCTCTCTCCCCTCGTTCCAGCACCGGAGCCTCTTCTCATCCTGGCTCTACCGCGTGGCGCTGAACACCGCGATGATCCGGTCGATGCGGTACCGGCGGCAGGCCCGGCGCCTTGCGCAGACCACGTGCGAGAGCCTGGATGCTGTGGGTGTGCAGCCGCCGGACCGGCCGGAGCGGGGACCGGAGATCGCCGTCGAGGTACGGGACGTGCTCTCCCGGTTGGTGGCGAAGATCAACATGCTGCCGAAGAAGCAGCGGACCGCCGTCATTCTCGGGCCGATCCAGCGCCACCAGGAACGGGAGATCACCGCGGCGACGGGAGTTCACTCGGGGGCGCACCGGTCGGCCCTGCGTCGGGCGCGGGTGACGCTGCGCGCCGCGATCGAGGTCGACTGAACTTCACGGAGCGGCTACGGTGCCGGGTGGTCTCCCTGGCTCCAGTCCCGTCCCGAAAGGTCGTGCCGCTTGAACATCCAGCCCAGCCCGTCCCACATCGAGTTCAACACAGGCGACATTCTCTGGGCCGACGTCGTGGCCTTGGTCAACCCCGTGAACTGCCTCGGCGTGATGGGAGCGGGCCTCGCCGCCAAGTTCAAAGCCGCGTATCCAGAGAACTTCAAGGCTTACGTCGCAGCGTGCGACCGCGGCGACGTTTACCCGGGCCGCCTGTTCGTGTTCGACCTGGGTCGACTCGGGCCCCGCTCCCTCATCATCAACTTCCCGACGAAGCGGCGCTGGACCGGCAAGAGCACTCTGGCTTACATCGAGACCGGGCTGGCCGCGCTGGTCCGTGAGGTGAAGGAGCGGAGCATCCCATCGATCGCCATCCCCGCACTGGGCTGCGGCTTGGGCGGGCTCGCCTGGTCCGACGTCCGCCCCCTGATCGAGCGCGCCTTCGCCGGGCTCCCCGACGTCCGGGTGGTCGTGTACGAGCCCCTCGACCAGGCCGGTCGCCCCCCTCGCTGTCCGCCCGCGGCGGAGGACTCCCCCAAAATTCCTCGGAGCTCCACCGATCCGTTGCCCCCTGTCGAGGAGTCCGCGCAGCCGAACGATCCACCCACCGCCGCGGCGGCCGTGATCCGCCACAAGCTCGTCGACGGACCCTCCATCGGCTTCCAGCGCAGGCAGGTCGGCTGCGAGAAGTGCGGCAAGGGGTGGGAGGTCCCCCGGCCGCGGCCGAACCGTGCGGAGGAAGCGCTCGCGGTGGAGGCATGCACGAGTCACCTCTGTGCCGCCTGCGCATCGATGGACCTCAGGACCTCGGTGCCCGACGAATTCGAGCTCTGCGATCCCTGTGCGCTGCGGTACCGGCAGGAGTGCGACACGCTCAAGCTGCCCTGCGCAGTGTGCAAAGACGCCCGCTTGTACGAGGTCTGCCCCCGGTGCCGGCTGCCGGGGCTCCGGTCCGGGTGATCCCTCCGATCATGGTGGACAGCGGCGCACACCCAAATTACACTCACGGGTGTACCGCACCACCTACACCGCAACCCCAAGGAGGATCCCCATGCCCGCGCTCCCGCGAACCCTGACCCCCGACTCCACGCTCACCTTGGTCGGCTCGCCCGAGTGCGGCGGGTGCGGCGGTCCTCTCTTCGTCGACCACGTGCCGAAGAAGCGCGGCGGGGAGCCCACGCTCGATCGCCACTTCACCGCCGGGGAGGTCGACGGCCGACGGTACCTGGACTGCGCCGGCTGCGAGCACCGGAACTGGCTCGTGACCGCCACGCCATGGGGCAACGGCGACCGGTTCAAGATCGATCGGACCGCGGCGATGGCGGAGCGGGAGCCCGTCGAGGTCGATGACCGGCCGGCGGAGTTCGTGGACTGACATCCCGCAGCCGGCCGAACGCCTCGCCTCCCCACGCTCCACCCGTACTTGCCGCGCTGAGAACGGCGAGCCCGGTGTTCTCAGCACCGGGCCGAAGTGAGAACAGCGAGGTGACGGCCGTGTGGTGCTGGCTCTGGGATCACCTGTGGATCCACCGCGATGCGGAGCGCTTGAAGGAGGCCGCACGGCACTCGACGACCGCCGGGCCGTTGGTGCTCGATGGCTGGGAGTGCCTCCGCTGCGGCGTCGAGGGCGAGGTCGTGTGGGTCGACTCGAAGCCTGAGAGCGGATGGCGCACGATCCCGATCCGGAGGAAGTGAGACCCGCCACCGTCGCGACGTCCACTCCTCCTAGCGCGCTTGCCGGCCGATCCGGCGATGTTCCATCGGGTCAACCAGAGTTGCTGACCACTCTTCCTGCCCTACGAAGCGGGCACCGATCGGCTAGCCGAAGGCCGACTCCGGCTCCGGTGCTCTAGCGCGGTCAGCATCGGCCGGTGCTGCGGCGGCCGCCACAGTCATCTTTCGAAGATACCGGACCGATCGATACGTCCGGATCGCAGCCACGAGCAACAGCCAGAATTGCACCCATCCAACCCAGGGATGCGGGCTCGCATCCGTGTCGATGAGCATCGCCGCAAAGGCCCAAGCGGTGGCTGCGCCAAGCCAAAATATGGCCTGGAAGTAGACTTGGTACAGCTGTGGCAGCGCACCGCTGTCCTTCAGAATCTGGAACTGTGGCAGCGAGGCCAAGGCAATGATGATAGAGACAGCTGATATGAGAAACCCAAGAAGCGAGCCACAGAGCGAAACGGTGGTGCTGTAGAGCATCGACCTCATCCCGGCCGGGACTGAGACGAACGGTCTGCAGGCATTGATTCCGAGCAGGATCAGGAAAGCGCCCGAAGAGACGCAAAAATCAATCGCCAGGAACCAGCGTTGGAGGAAGAGATCTACTGCCGAAGTGATGCGAGCGACGGGGCCTTCAGCAGCCATGACTTCTCTCCCTCGTAGGACTCGATCATCTTAGAGATCATGTCCTCAGAGTCAACATTCCGAGACTTCTCGGACTCCTTCATGACCACAGTCTTCACCACAGCGCGGTCCTTTAGGAGGTCGAACTCCTCCACTCGGGAAGTTTCGTTGCTATAGCCTCGGACAACAATCTCCTCCCTACCTCTATCGACAAGACCCAAGCCGATGATGTTCTTAACCATGTCGATCAAGGAAGGGTTCAGCGCCTGGCGCGAGCGCTCATCGGCGCGCAGAGTGAGTTCGAACACGGGCGCGTCTGCATCTTCGCATGCCGCTTGGAGGGCTTTAGCCAGGCTCGGGCTGGCCTCTTTCAGAACATCGGCGTTGCTCCGTCGCAGCTTGAGGCGAAGCAGGCGGATATCCTCGAGCGTGTTCAACTTCTTGGCCATGTGTTCATTGACGAGCAGCTCCAGGAAGATCTGGGGCATATCCGAAAACTTCGCCTGAAGATAATACGGAAATCTGGTTGGCCTTGGACCAAAAAAGTTGGCCTCCGAAGCCACGATTAGTTGCTTCTTTTCCTTGAAGAAGACCATGTGAGTCAACTCCGCCAAGTTCTTTCCGACCTGCAGATTCAGCGCGTCAAGATTTCCACCGTCCTCAAGGTGAGGTAGGTTCTGCCTCCGCAGCCCCCCGAGTTTCAAACCAACCCGCGGGGCCGGGGTCTGCGGCAGGGGCCATACAGCGACCGCAGAACCGTCTTGGTAAGTGTGGTAGGCGCTGCTGGCACCGGTGATGTTCCGCGCGAATGAGAGTTCTGCGATGCGTCGCACAGCCTCGTCCGGATTGAACTCCTGTGCTCGTCCGTTCGTGTCCGGAGCTACCCTCACCCGAAAGAAGTAGATGGATCTTTTCGTTGTTCCCGGATCCGTCATGCGAACCTCCAATGCCCCCCCGTGCGGACATGGAACCATGATCCCAGCTGAATTTGCAATTCCTTAAGGAGTTGGTCGCGGTCCCCTCCGCCGAGACTGACCGTCCCCCGCTGGGCCGTACCTCGGCTACGGTGAAACCACTGCACTGGCCAGTGCCTTGTTGCCCAACTGGCCGCAGGCCGGGGACGAGTAGCTGCTGAGGAGGCACGTGATGCCATATGCGCTCGCGATCGTGTCCCTGATCGGATGGGGCTTTCAGATCTGGCCGGGGTGGGTTGCTGCGCTCGGCTGCACGCCGCTGGCCTTCCCGTGGCTCTTGGTCATCCTTCTGATCGGCGGACCTCTGCTGGTCGCCGGCGTGTGCGCCCTCCTCGTGACCCCGTTCGCCCTCGTCGCGTGGCTCTACGACTGGTGGGCCAGCACGCCCGGCAAGCACCTCCGCTGCTCGGTGAAGTTCACCGGTGTGGGAGACGATGCGAAGTGACCCGCCTCAACCGACGCGGCGAATCATCCGATGAAGCCGCCGTGCTCATCCTCTTCATCCTCATCGGGATCCCGATCCTCGCGTGGATCGTTCACTGCTACGGCTGGCACGGGCTGATCTACTACCTGGTGAACGGACACACGCCGACGGAGGTCGTGCTGCCGCGCTGAAGGGAGGTATCCGTGACGTACCTGATCGCCCGTTGGCTCGACGGAAGGTCGTTCGAGCCGACGGAGCGAGCCATCCTGCTGTTCGACTTCGTCGCGATCCTGGAGTCGGTCGCGGTCGTCAGCCTGGTGGCCCTCGCTATCCCCGGCTGACAGTGCTTGCGCCCGCGCCCCGGCGCGCCTACGGTTCGCCCGAGCTGCTGACGGTCGAGGTTGGCCGAAGCACAGGCCCGTGGGGACAAGACCCGGTTCCATCGCACGCGGGGCCCTGACGCCGGGGAGCTTCCAGCGGCTCACACCGACGCCCAAGTCATTCTGGCTCCGACCACGAGGAGAGTCTGCCTATGACCGACACGACCGAAGTCCCCGCGGCACCGCCCCCCGAGCCCCTGCTGAAGTTCTTCCGCTTCGCGCACCTGCCGTTCTTCTTGCAGAAGGCCAGCGAGCCGTACTGCGTGCTAGCTCACCAGCTCGTCCAGATGCTCCCCGGCAGCGCGGAGCGCACCGTGGCGCTCAGGAAGCTGATCGAGTCGAAGGATTGCGCAGTACGCGCGCTGCTCGAGCACCTCGAAACCAACCCGCCTCCGCATCCGACGTCGACGGGCCAGTAGCTCGCAGTCGTCCTCGACATGCACCCGCGCCGGCCGGGCAGCGCTATGCCGGCGCATGCACTCCTCACCCTCGCTCACCGGTCCGCTCGAACGCCGGCCCCTCGGGGCCCTTCTCGCGTTCCTCGCGGCCCGCTCGACTATGGGTGAAGTCCCCCGTCCTTCAAACGGGGAAGCGGAGTTCGAGTCTCCGGCGGGCTATCTCATGGCCCGCTCGTCTATCCGGCCAGGACACCTGGTTCTCAGCCAGGAAAGCAGGGTTCGAGTCCCTGGCGGGCTACTCCTCCGCTCCTTCCTGCTCAAGCGTCGGCCCGTCGCGGGTGCCGGCATTCCCGGGCCCGGACGGGCCAAACCCATCCAGCAACGCCAGGCGTAGCTGGTCGGCGGAGGGGTCTGCCGAGGGCGCTCGGCGGGTAAGAGTGAGGCGCTGCTCTCGCTTCACCGCCCCACCGTCAACCAGCTGGATCAATTCCGAAGCCGCCGGGTGTAGTGGCAGCACACCTCGTTCTGACCGAGAGGGTCGGGGTTCGATTCCCTGGGCGGCTGCTCTCCCCCGGCTGCTTGGTGTAGCGGCTCTGCACGTCCGGCTTTGACCCGGAAGGTGATCGCTCGACACGATCAGGAGCTGCTCCCCTCCTCTGGACCCGTGACCGTAACAGCAACGGACCGGACTCTTAATCCGGGCATCCGGGTGCGAATCCCGGCGGGTTCATCCGCATCCCCGTCGTTCAACAGCAGGATGCCACGCTGATGACGTGGAGACCCAGGTGCAATTCCTGGCGGGGGTATCGGACCGGTGGCCGACTGGTGTCGGCAGCGGCCTTTTAAGCCGTCGCGCCGCGAGGCGCACGAAGGGTTCGATCCCCTTCCGGTCCTCTCGAGATCCGCGCACCCGAATCGCAGCGCGCGACCTACTCGCCCGGCATCGGTGGCGGCCGCACGAAGGTCGCCGGAGGAGTCAGGCGATGGGCTGGGCATCGGATGCGCTGCGGGAGATCTCTGCTGGTCGAGTCGCGAAGGTTCGTCCGCTCGGGGGGTCGATGCGCGGCCGGATCGAGAGCGGCGAGCTCGTGACCATCGCGCCGGTCGATCCCATGGCCGTAGCGGTCGGAGACGCGGTGTTCGTCCGCTGGCGTGGAGGATTCCTCTTGCATCTGGTCAAGCAGCTGCAGGGAGACCGAGCTCTCATCGGGAACAACATCGGCCGCATCAACGGTTGGGTCAAGCGGACCGCGATCCTGGGAAAGGTCGTCTCCGTCGGCGTCTAGCCTCTTCCCCCCCGTGAACCTCCTTCGATCGCCCGAGCGTGCACCCACCGCGTCCCGACGCGGATAGGAGCAGACCATGATCCGCATCGTCACCTGTTCGTCGAGTTCCCGCGGCGCCGGCTGGCCGGGAGTCTCGACGCCCTGACGACGACGCAGGATCGAGAGCCCCCGGCAGTCACAGGACCGCCGGGGGCTTTCTCTTTGCGCTGGATTCGCGTGGCGCGGAGGTGCCCTGCAAAGGTACCGGCCCGGGTTCGATTCCCGGCCAGCGTTCTGGTGTTGTTCCTGGAGGGCGCGCCGCCGGCGCGGCAAGCCGTCTTGAAAACGGTGGGGCCTTCGGGCTCGGGGATCGACACCTCCGCCCTCCTCTGTTCCTGGAGAGCTATCCCGTAACTGGTATCGGGCCCCGGTTGCTACCCGGCGGGCGGTTCACCGCGTCAGAGTTCGAGTCTCTGGCTCTCCGTCATCTGCACCAGCCACCGCGCGTGCGCGCTACGCTGGACCATGGTCGCCCACATCGCACTCACCAGCTTCGCCCCGAGGCGACCATTCTGCCCACCCCCGGTGCCGTCTCCCCGACGGCGTATATAGCTCCACGCTTCCCGGCCATCTGGGCCGTTAGCTCATCAGCAGAGCGCCGACCTTATAAGTCGGAGGAGCGTGGGGCAGCACCACGACGGCCTACTTCCGTGCTTCTGCCAGGGGATTGGAGGCAGCCCTGCGAAGGCTGCCCATCGGGTTCGACTCCCGACAGAGGCACCAAGCAGCACCCATCGTCCAGAGGAAGGATGCGGTCCTCCGAAGACCGAGCCCGTGGTTCGATTCCACGTGGGTGCATCTCTGCGCGTAGCTTAGCCTGGCGAAAGCGCCTGCCTTGGGAGCAGGAGACCGGGGGTTCGAGTCCCTCCGCGCAGACCAGTTCCCGTGTGTGGCTCCTGCATCCGTAGCTCAGTCGGAGGAGCACCCTGTTCCTACCAGGGCGGCCGCAAGTTCGAGCCTTGCCGGGTACATCATCCTCGCGTAGCTCAGCGGAAGAGCGGCTGGCTTCGAACCAGACGGCTGGGAGTTCGAATCTCTCCGCGAGGACTTGCACCGCGATAGCCACGACCGTGATAGGAGACGACCATGCTGCTCTTCACTGTGCACACAGGGACGACCGCACACGCGGCCGGCGTCGATGCCGGCGGGTGGTCCGCCCTGTAGCGCGAACTGAAGAGCGCGCTCAAGGCCCCCGGACCACTCACCTGGCCCGGGGGTTTCTCTTTCTGGGGCTCTCGTTCAACGGGAGGACGGTCGGCTTGCACCCGGCAGATCAGGGTTCGATTCCCTGGAGCTCCATCCATTCGCCCGTCGCCAAGCGGCAAAGGCAGCTGGCCTACACCCAGCCATTTCGGGGGTTCGAGTCCCTCCGGGCGAACTACGGACATGAGGTCGAAGCAGTCGAGACGCCGGCCCGTCACGCCGGAGAAAGTGGGTGCGAGTCCCATCATGTTCGCCAGGTTCGAGTGCTGATCGTGGTGGCGATGGCCGAGCGGTACAGGCGCCGGGCTGTGAATCCGGTCACGAGGGTTCGACTCCCTCTCGCCACATCCTGTGCTCGGAGTTCGGTTGGCGGAACGCCTCGTTGCCAACGAGGAGGTCGCGGGTTCGAGCCCCGCCGGGCACTTCAGTTTCATGCGGGCCAGATGTTGGTGGTTGCATGCCAGTCTTCCAAACTGGATGAGAGCGTTCGACTCGCTCGACCCGCACTCCGCTCCCGTGGTGCAGCTGGTAGCACGCGGTCTTGGTAAGACCGAAACCCGGGTTCGACCCCCGGCGAGAGCTTCAGCCCTGATCGTCCAGTTGGTAGGATGGCTGTTTCGTAAGCAGCAGACCGGCGTTCGATCCGCCGTCAGGGCTCTTCGGCCTCATAGCTCGAAGGTCGAGCGCCGGCTTTGTAACCCGGTGGCGAGAGTTCGATTCTCTCTGGGGCCTTTATTGCACCCACCGCCGCCGTCGGATCCTACGTCGACCCCGAGGGCCTGACGTGCCCCGAGGAGCCACCGATGACTGGACAGCATTCGATCCGCCCGGCAGCGCCCGCGGTCGGTGCTGCGCTCCCGACCACCACGTCCGTCCCTCGGCGTTATCCCGCTGCACGGCCGCACTTGTGGCGGCTCCCCCTCTTTACCGGGCCCGCATGGGCCTGGTGCCTTCTGCGCCTTCTCAATCCCGGGGCCTGACGGCCCAGCCCTAACTCGTTGCGGGCGATTCGGCGATCAGCCGGGCCTCATAAGCCTGGAATGCCGGGATCGACACCCGGGCCCGCAACCAGCTCGCTCCGGGATAGCTCAGTTGGCAGAGCAGCCGGCTGTTAACCGGTCCGCCGCAGGTTCGATCCCTGCTCCCGGAGCCAGCTGCACTCCCCACTCAGGTCCTTGGTGTAACGGCAGCATCGACGGCTCCAACCCGTCGGGTGGCGGTTCGAATCCGTCAGGGCCTGCTCTCGCCCGCCTGGTCCAACCGGTAGAGGCATCCGTCTCAAAAGCGGAAGGTTCCGGGTTCGAATCCCGGGGCGGGCACGCGATCTCTCGCCGATCTGGTGAAGGTAGTCCTCACGCCCGCCTGAAGAGCGGGAGAACGCGGTGCGATCCCGCGGGTCGGCATGGTGCGGTTCATCTTGCCCGGGTAGGCGAACGGGATAGCCAGCTGGCTCAGACCCAGCGGACGCGAGTCCATTTGTGGGTTCGACTCCCACCCCGGGTACTTTCTTGCCGCCGTAGCCCAACCTGGCAGAGGCACACGATCGAGAGTCGTGACAGTGCGGGTTCGAATCCCGCTGGCGGTACTTCGGTTCCCGGGGCTGCTGGGGAGTGGGATCCACCGTCTGCCTGTAGAGCAGATGCCGCCGCGCTTGGCCGTTCGATTCGGCACGGCCCCATCGCGTTCGCTTGCCGCCAGAGCTGGTACGCTTCGAGCTATGACGGCCGCCACCGCCGCACGTGAACTCTACGCCAGCCTGGACAAGTCCGGCACTCGTGGGCTGGTCTCGGTGGGTGTCGGCGCCGGAGACGTGCTGATCGTGTACCTCTCCGCGGCCGCGCCAGAGCTGCTGAGCATCCAGGAGTTCCGGAAGTTCAAGGTGACGTGCAAGCGCGTCGGCCGTCCAAGGCCAGCGACCGCCACCTGAACGACATGCTATCGTGATCTCTCGAAACCAAGATCGCGAGGTAGCAGCGATGACCCGAATCGGAATCACCGGAACCCGCTACGGGATGACGCCTGCGCAGCGCGAGCGCGTGCTCGACCTCCTTCAGGAGCACCGCCCGGCACTGTTCGTCCACGGGCAGTGCAGCGGCGTCGACGTCGAGGTAGCCGCCATCGCGGACAAGATGCAGCCGCGCCCGCGGATCCACTCCATGCCCGGTCCCGACGGCGACCCATGGCAGGGTTGCTTCTCCTTCAACGATGAGGTCGCCCCTCCAGCCACTCACTTCGCTCGGAATCGGGCGATCGTGCGGAGTGTCGACCTCATCATCGGCTGCCCGCGCGAGTCCACGCACCAGGCTCGCGGCGGTACGTGGTACACGATCGATTTCGCCCGGAAAAGCGGCGTTCCCTGCATCGTGGTGTTCCCCGACGGCTCGACCGAGACCGGGGCGGAGCGCGAACCTGCCCGGAGTGAGATCGCGCCCGAGCCCTAGAACTCCTCTCGATCGCGGCTAGGGTTCTCCCGAGAAGGGAGGACCCATGAACCCGATCAGCTTTCTCCTCGGGTGCATCCTGTGCGCGGCCACCTGCAGCTACGCGCTTCTTGAGGCCGGCCCTGCCAGGGAGCTCGCCTGCGCTGTAGCGGGCGCCGCGGCAGCGGGACTGTTCATCGCTACCGCCCTGCCGGAGATCCCCTCCGATGACGGGTGGTGGGGCCGGTGAGCTTCGAGCACGGCGTGATCCCCGCGCCCCCGAGCCAAGATCTGAATGTCGACCGAAGCGGCTCGGCCCTGGTGAAGTTGGCCGTCGCCCAAGTGCGGCGCCGTGACCGCCACCGTGAGCAGCGGCGGTCACTGAGGGAGAAGGCGGAACGCTGGCTGGCAGGAGCGGCGCTCGGACTGGTCTTCCTCGGCGTGTCGCAGCCGCTCGTGTTTGCGCTGCTGTTCGTCTCGATGATCCCGTCGGCGCTTGCGTCCATCCGCCTCCGCTGGATCGACTACCGCTACGAGCGCGAGGAGGAGAAGGCTGAGGCGATCGCGCGCCGGCTGGACATCGAGAGCGGGAGTGCAGAATGAACGACGAAGCGGAGAACATGGTGCTCGTCTGCGGCCACGTGGTGTCTCCGTGCGACTGCCAGCTCGTCGCCGAAAGCATCCCCGGCCAGACGACCTTGATCAGGCCTTCGCCGCCGCTTCCGCCATCTACGCAGCTGATCCTGGCCGCGATCGCACTTGGCGTCCTGCCTCCTTCGCTCGTCGGCGCACCCCGAGAGCCCGAGCCTCGCAGGCTGCCCCCCTTCCCTTCTGGCGCGCCGCCGGCGTCTCAGTCGCCCGAAGCGCGCGCTCGCCGACGCCGACGAGCCAAGAGAAAGCACCCGCACTGGTGATGGCCTCGATCGGGGCCCTAGACCTTGCGCCACTTGGTCGATGCGACCTGCGTGCCGTCCGTGTGCTGCACAACGTCGTAGTCGGAGAACAGCATCGGGGCCAACTGCTGCATGACCTCCAGCATCCCCATTGCCGCGAGCCGGATCGGGATGTCGGCCGCGCCCGCCCCTCTCATCTCGATGATGTGGCGAAGCGCTCGCGCGTTCGGCGTGATGATGATGGGGGCTTCCGTCTCGTTCGGCAGACAGGATCGCGACGCCTGCTGAACCTTCTTCCGTCGCCCCGTGCGGTCCTCGTCCGACAGAAGCTCGACTCCGTCGCCTTGGAGCTCGAGCAGGATCTCGGTGCGGATCCGGTACTCCTCGGCGGCCAGATCGATCCAGAGCTCGAAGCGCTCGTGCAGATGCGGATGGCCCTGGTACTCCGGCCGCTCCACGAAACGCAGAACCTTCCCATCCACGAATCGCTGGCTCAGCTGCGAGATCGCGACGCCAGCTCGATGCCGGACCAGCTCGTGCGTCAGAGCCCGATCAACTCCGTACAGAAGGAAGGTGAAGTTCGCGTGCTCGCACACGGAACCGTGACCTGACTCTTTGATGTGGTCCAGGTAAGCCTGCGCCCGCTCGTTCAGAGTGCGCTTCGGCCCGAAGGACGCATAGCACAGCTGGCCAGCGACCTTCACGAGCTGCTCCGCCGGCGGCAGCTGCACGGGGTCGTCCAGGTAGGCGGGGAACTCGAGCTCCGGATCGAAGCCCTCCAGGAATCCGCGGAGCCCTGAGAGGTCGACCTGCGGCTGCGCGATCAGCACAATACCGGGCTCGCGGAGGTACGGCGTCCCGGCAGCGGTGTGATGCACCTGAGAGTGGATGGCGGGGAACTTCATGCGGGAGAGCATAGCCGCTCTGACGCTAGCGTCAGTCACGTTCGAGCTCGAGCGCGACGAGCGGGAACCACCGAGCGTGCGTACGACCGTCCGCGAGCCAGAGGCAGTGCGCCCGCTTGTGGATCAGCACGTGGACCACCATCAGCGGGCCACCGCCCTTGAGCCGGACGAGGGATCGGACTGTGATCGGGCGGGGCGGAAGTCCTCGGGGCATCAACATCTCAGCGCGCCGCGCTGCCGCAGTCCGCGTTCACCTGCACGGCCGCGGCAGCGAGTCGGGGCACGGTCACCCCTCGAGACCGGAGTACCAGCCGAACAGAGAGTGCGGGGTGTCGAAGACCTCGGGCCCGGTCTCCCGTATCGCGTCACCGTGAGTCCGGAAGTTGCCGGAGCTGCAGTGGATCACGGTGCCTGGCCGGCCGCCGGAGACAGACGCGACGATGCCGACATGCCCGATCTTGTGACCAGGGATACCGCCCGGGTACACCACAATGCAGCCCGGCTTCGCCTTCGACAACTTCTCGAAGAACCCGGCGGTTGCCTTGATGTCAGCCGCCATCGCGTTGGTGTTGATCCACCCGCCCGTCTGCTTCATGTAGAACGGATGGTTCGTGTTTCGGCAGAGCCTCAGCGCCCAGCACACGAAGCCGGAGCAGTCGCAGGCGCCGTCATCGCCGGTCGGCCGGTCGGCCCCGGGGCACATGCCGCCGGACCCGAGGCGGTAGATGGTCTTCCGTCCGATCTGGGAACGGGCCCTCTTGAGGAGCTCCTCGACCCTCACAGCCCCGTCATCCCCGTGCTGCCGCTGAAGGTCGCCGCGCCGACCGTCAGGCCGTAGCAGACCAAGGCGTCCGAGTCGCTCGGCGCGGCGATCGACGGGGAGAGCAGACGAAAGCTCGCCGGGCAGTCCTCCGGCCGGTGGAGGACTGGCACGGCGCCGCCCTGTCCATCGTGCGGGACGGACTCCACGTCGCGCGCTGGTGCGTCGAGCCGTCCCCCTCGGACGCGATACTCCAGCCACCCCACCAGGCACGCTGTGACCAAGGCGCACGCGATACACATCCACGTCGCCGCCCGCACCATGCCGCTATCCGTCAGGTTCCCCACGCGCGACCTCCACGTGTCAGCCGAAGATCGCGCCAAGTCTTGATGCGCGACCCTTGGACTCACCGTAGCCGCGCACAACGCGAGGACGGCCCAGAACGAGGGCGGGAGCGAGGCATGGGTACGTGGTAAGCGGAAGTGGTACGGCCGGCAGTGGCCCCGCGAGTCCCGGCGGCCGCTGGTCCAGCGGCACGGCTACCTGTAGGAGAGGCCGTCCAGCGGACGAAGCGGATGCGGCGCTCCAGGTGAGAAGCATGTCCGTCGGTGTGCGGTGACGCGCTGTTCCGACGCTGCGTCGGGGGGCTCACGTCGGTCGCGAAGCGGGAGCAGCAGCGGCAGCGAGACAGCGTTCCAGGCGGGGCCGGCGGGCTTCCGAAAAATATTCGCGAAATCTCTTGCGTAACTACAACTCACACGTTACAGTTGAGAGTGTGAGGGACGCGCGACGCGGCCCCGGCGGTGAGGGAGGACAAGATGAACGAGATGCAGGAAGTGCTCGAGGCCCTGATGGCGACCGAAGCCAGCCCGGAGAGGGACGCAGCGCTGGACCACCTGATCGAGGTGATGGAGAGGGAGCGGGCGAAGTAGCCGGAGGGGCCCCCGAGAGGGGGCCCGGTGCGCTTGGGTCGTGGTGGCGTGCAGGGAGGGAGGGCAACATGGACGAGTTGGACGGGGATGGAATTGACGCGGTGATGGCGGCGATCGCTGGGCTGGTAGCGCCGTCGCCCGCGCCGCGGGACGCAGAACTCGACGAGCTGCTAGAGGCACTGGCTACAGACGGGCCGGCCGGGAAGGCCGCGATTGAGCTGGCGCCGGCAAAGTAGCGGGAGGCCCGGGCGCTGCCCAGAGGAGGAGACAATGGCGACGAGACGAAGCGGCGCGCAGCGTGTCGACGGGTTGGACGCCGCCCGGCATCTGGCGGGACTCAACCGGGTGGAGGTCGCCGAGCGGCTGGGCGTGACGCCGCAGGCGGTGTTACGCCTGGAGCGGGACTGGCGCGCGGGCGTCGCAGCGCTGGACCGGTACGTGCGAGCCCTCGGCGGGACGCTCACCCTCGCGCTCGACCTGGAGGAGCCCGGCCGGGTGGAGGTCCCAGTCGACGAGGAGGATCTGACGCCAGGCGAGCGTCAGCGGTCGGCGGAGATCAGGGCGCAGCCGGTCGCCCGAAGGCCGCGCGAAAAAAGTTCGCGATGACGCTTGCGCATCAGTAACTCTCGCGTTACAGTTAAGAGTGTGAGGGACGCGCGACGCGGCCCCGGGCAGGAGAAAAGGAAAAGGCCCCATCCCGTTGACCCGACACCCGGGTCACAGAAGCCCCAGCAGCCACTGGGGCCCCTGAAAGGAGGGAGCCTATGCGGCGCACCTACACGATCCAGCTGACGGTGAAGGTCGGCCAGATCGCGATCACCTGGAGGGTGACAGTCCGAGTGTAGCAGGGCCTGACTAGCCCAGTCCACAGCCCGCGCCAGCCAGGCGCGGGCCCCTCTCCGAGGGGCGTGGGAGAAGAAGTAGGCGAAGCGCGGGCGGAGACCCGGGCGAGAGGAGCAACATGACCTGGACCGGCGTCGGCGGCAAGATTCCCCGGATCGAGGACGAGTCGACCCTCGAGCGGTGGTGCCTGCGCTGCACCGGTCGGCACCCGGCGGAGCACCAGCTCGTAGGCACCCGCGCCGAGGTGGCAGACGACGTGCTGTGGTGCCGCGACCAGCAGAACGCCCGACGGCTGCCGCCGTGCTGCTCGCTGGTGCCCGCGGTCGAGTGTGGGTGCGCGACGAACAAGGAGGAGCGATGAAGCGAGGGCAGGATCAGGTGCGGCTCTTCATCTTCGAGATGCCGCTGATCCATGACGATAGCGGCGTGCAGCAGAACGGTACATGGCGAATCGCGGTGCACGTCGGCGGACTTCCCTACGACCCTGGCCACAGCTTGGCGTTCCCGAGCCGAGAAGAGGCGGTCGAGTACGCCAAGCGGTGTTCTGGCGTGTTCACCGTGATCGAATCCCCCGGCATCGAGGTCAGGGGCGAGATTGACAGCGGACGCCCGGCTCGTTGAGCCCGGCGCGCCCGGCTCGCTCCCGATACGTCCAAACCGGCCCCTCGCCTGCCTCAGCAGCCCGTTCCGCACGAGCGCGGGCAGCAGCGCGGCGGGGTCCTTCCCGGTGAGGCGGGCGACCCCGCGGAGGGCGCGGGTGTCGCCGGGCATGCGGTCCTCCTTGGCTCGGGGGTGGCCGCGGGCGCGCACCCCGCGAAGATGATGGGGGGGGCGGCGGGGCACGCAGCCCGGCGAAGGTCGGAGTGAGGGAATGACATCATCGAGTAGACCATGGACCGCAACGGAGGACGCCGCGCTCAGGCGCGCGCGCGACATCAACGCGCTGGCTGCTCGGATCGGGCGCAGCCGCGTCGCCTGCATCCAGCGACGCTACAAGCTCGGCCTGCCGCTCCTACGACCGCCGCCGCGTCCGTGGTCCGCGGCGGAGGACCGCACGCTGGCGGACACGCGCTTGACGCTTGCGCAGGTGGCCGAGACGATCGGCCGGAGCGAACAAGCATGCGCCATGCGTGCCCACCTGCTTGGGATAATCCGACTCCGCCAGGCGCTCCCCCCGGACGAGTCGCGCCAGCGCGCGCGAGAGGCCCTCGATCGGCGGAGGGCCGAGAGGACAGCCGCCGGCCTCTGTCCGGTGTGCGGCCGCCGCCGGCCAGCCCGGGGACTCAAATCGTGTCGTCCGTGTCAGAGCCGGTGGAGCAACGCTGCGTGGCGCCGGCGTCATCCGCACTCGAGCACGCAGTACGCGCGCGCACGGCGAGCGCGTGACCCTCACGTCGGGACTGGGCGGAGGACGTGGACGCGGGAGGAAGATGCCATGCTCCGGGACAAGTCCCTCACTCTGAGGGAAATAGGGGCGCGCCTGCGTCGATCGGAACGATCGGTGCGCGGCCGGATGCGGTCTCTCGGGCTGCCGCCGCGGGCCAATACCAGCGGCCGCGGCCGCCAGCAGACCGGTCCGCGCCGGCCGGTGCGCGGCGCAGGCAGACGGCCCGGCCCTCGCCGCCCTGACTTGTGAATGTAAAAAGACCACCAGTCAGCGGAGGCGCTCGTGGCGGTTTTGTGGCGGTTGCCCAGCCTTCAAGCGGAGAGATCGGGACCGATTGCGACAGATTGACACCGGCGAGGCCGCTCCAGATCAGCATCGAGCCAGAATGACATAGCTTATTCACGGACTTCTAATCCGTGGGTCGCTGGTTCGATCCCAGTCGAGGGCGCTCCTCTCCTTCTCGCTCCTGGTCTGGCTTCTGGACCGCTGATCCCGTTGCCGCTTCCGGCGGCCCCTCCCCGCTTGTGGCGGTTTTGTGGCGGTTGGCCACCTTCTGCCGAGCGGCCTCCATCGCCTTCCGAACCGGTTCCAGATACTCGGGCTCGTGGTGGCTGTAGATCTCTGTGGTCGTGATGCTCGCGTGGCCGAGGACTATCTGCACATCGCGCATGTCAACCCCTTGGCCCAAGAGCACCGACGCGAAGCTATGCCGGCAGTCGTGAAGCTTCACGTGGAAGCCGACGGCTCGCTCGATCTCAGCGAGCAGCTTCCGCGGATCGCGGAGCGGACGGACCAAGCCCTTCGATGACTTGTAGGAGCGCCGGGTCAAGAACACCGGGCCGGCCTTCCGCCCGAGTGTCTCCAGCCAGTCGCGGATGGCTGGGTCCAGCGGGACGAACCGGCCCTCCTTGCTCTTGTCCCGAAACTGCTGCGTGAAGGGCACTTCGATGAGGTTCGCGTCCCAGTGGATCCAGGAGAGCTGCATCCCCATCAGCTCGCGCCGCCGGAGTCCGGCCTTGAAGGCCACCAGCATCAGCCCGTACGCGGGCCCCTTCAACTTCTCGAGGATCACCGCCTGCTCCGCCAGCGTGTAGAACCGGATCGGCACCTTGCGGGGAGCCTTCTCCTTCTTGAGTAGGGCCGCCGGGTTGGCGTCGACCTTCTCCTGCTCGATCCCCCAGTTGAACACCCGCTTGATGATCTGGACGTGCTTGTTCAGCTCGTCCTGCCCGAGGCCAGCGTCACTCATCTTCTTCAAGTAGCGGCGGATGTCAGCCCGTCGCACCTCGCGAGCCTCGATGTCCCCGAGCTCCGGGCTGATGTACAGGGCGAGCCGGTCGCGGTAGTAGACGTAGGTCCGACGAGACCTACTCTCCGCCCCCTTCGCGTTCTTCGTGGAGGACTCCAGGTCGTCGAGGAAGAGCGCCGCCAGCCCCCGGAACGGCAGCGGTGGATGCTTCTTCTTGGCGCCGATGAGTCCGCGGAAGGCGTCGGCCTTGAAGGAAATCGCCCACTCCTCGGCCTTCTTACGCGCAACCGGGTCGTTGGGAGTCTCCCATCTGAAGGACTTCCGCTCCCGGTGTCCGTCTACGTAGAGGCTCACTTCCCAGGACTCGCCCCGCGCTGTGATGCGGTACGGCTGCTTCTTCCACTTCTCGCCCACGTGTCCACTCCGATCTCCGTCACCTCGCCGGTGAGCGGCTCCCTGCTACAGCCGGTGCTTCTTCGCGAGGTCCTGCCAACTCGCGTCTGCGTGACGTCTGGCCCGCCGGGAGCGGCCGGTCTTGATCGGGACCACCGTCGGCTCCTTGCGCTGGGCCGCGATGAACGCGTCCAGATCGGAGCGGAGGTAGAACACCCGGTGGAGTCGGACGATCGGAAGATGCTTACGGGCGTTGGCAAAGAACCAGGTCTTCGAGCACCCGATGTACGCGATGGCCTGCTCCAGGGTCAGATGACCTGGAAGAGCGCAGCCTTCGTCTTGGGTCACCGCTACCTGAGACGTCACGACCTATCCACCTCCATGCCGGATGCCTTCGAGATCTGCTCGAGATACGCCTGAGCCAGGCGCTTCACACGATCCGGATCGACCGTCTGGGCTTCAATCAGCTTGGCATCCGGATCGCGGATCGCATGAGACTGTGAGCTCTTCAGCCCGAGAACGTCGGACACGACGGGATCGGAGCCCGAATCTGCGACCAAGTAGTACGCAAGAACCTGCCCCTCCTGACCGTCACGCGCGACCCGCCCGATGCACTGCTCAAGCACCCCGGGGCTCCAATCCAGCTCCCCGAAGACGACGATGCGGCACTTGCGCTGCAGCCCGTCAAGGCCGGCTCCAGCGCGGAGCGAGATCAGCAACACTCGCGCCTCCCCGGAGAGGAACGCAGCCTTCGCTGCCTCCTTCTGGGACGTGGTTTCCGAGCCGGTGTACATCGCCGGTTTCAGGTCGGCGAGCCGCTCCCTCCACAGTGCGTAGACCTCTCGGTGCCAGCCGTAGAGCACGACCTGCTCGCCGCTCTCGACGAGCAGGCGAACGAAGTCCGCGACGTAGGGTGCCTTGGCGATGCCCGTTGCCTGTCGGAGCAGGTAGCTGAGCTGCTCCGAGGCCTGCATCTTGACGAAGCCCTTCTGGCCACCCTGGTCCAGGATGATCCGCGCGAGCTCGGCGGCGTTACCGGCGACCTTGTCGAGAGCGTCGGGATCCGCATCGATCTCGTGGACCACCGTCTGGATCGGAGGAATCTCGCGGCCGACCTCAGCACGGGTTCGACGGAGCATCAGGCCGGACGTGCGGAGGTAGGCACCGAGACTCCGAGGGTCCTTCACGATCACCTTGGCGGTGCTGTCGTAGATGGCGCCGCCGGTCCACTCGCGGCCGAACTCCTCCGGCGTCCCGAGGCAGTCTTCCCGCAGGCACGAGAGGATGTTGTAGATCTCGCCGCCGTAGTTGTAGATGGGCGTGGCCGTGAGGCCGAGGACGTACGCCGCTTTCGCGGCAAGGTGCTTCGCTGCGCCGTAGCGGGCGGTGTCCGAGTGGCGGAGCTCCTGTGCCTCGTCGAACGTGACAGACTTCACTCGCCCGGCGAGCGTCTCGGCCCAGCCGGCCAGCTTGTGGTAGTTCGTGATGATCACGTCTGGTGTCCGGCCTCGACACGCGCGCTTCCGCTCGAGTTCGTACGGCTTCCCACTGCGCAGAATGTGAACCAGCAGGTTGGGCGCGAACCGGGCGAGTTCCGCCTTCCACTGTCGAGGGAGATGGGTCAGCGTGACTACGAGCGCTGGCCGAGCCCGGGGATCGGAGATCATCGTGATGGACGACACAGTCTTTCCCAGCCCAACATCGTCCGCCAAGAGAAGCACGCCGGTCTTGAGCACGACGTCCGCCGCGAGCCGCTGATATTCGCGAGGAGGGATCGCCAGCTCGAACGAACGCGGCACGTACGTCGGCGCCAAGACCTCCGCGATCTGGGCCTGCTTGGCGATGTGCTGCTCCGCTCTATCCTTCAGGTAGCCCTTCGGTAGGATCGTCATCGGGTACCGATCGAGGAACCACAGCAGCTCCCGCGCGTTCTCGGTCGTGTCCGCGAGATCCACCGTGCTGTAACTCCCGCGGTTGACCTTCGCGAACACGCGCTTCAACCGGAGCATCACGTGTGGCTCGCACTCGATCCGCCACGCGCGCTTCTCCGGGTCCAGCACCACGCTTCCGACCGGTCTCATTGCAACCCCACTCGAAGCACCACCACGTGAATACCCTTGCCCGCCAGGGATGAAGGTACGCGCGCCATCTGGCTCCGCGTGGTCACCAGCACCAACTCGGAGATTCGCTCGCTGAGGGCATAGCGCTGCAGCTGACGCATGACGGCCGCGGGGCCGCCGTCCACCTTGAGCTCGAGCCCGATGCTGCCCACCAGGAAGTCGATGCGGTCTGCCGCGGAGAGTGGGACCTCGCGCTCGAACGCGATGCAGGCCGCCGCGAGCGCCTGGCCGATAGCCTCCTGCAGCTCAGCCTCGCCGGCCGGCCGGTATCGCCACCGGCGAATGGCCGACAGGATGTCGGCGCACGAGACAGCCACGTCAGGCTCCTCGGGCGTCAAGGGATTCACCGGGATCATCTCTTCACCCACCCGCGCCCGCCCAATCCCCACTCGGAGGATGCGTGGCCCGGCGGACGCCAGCCCGTCCCTGAGATCCAAGGAGGCATATTCTCCATCGCGTACCAGTGCGTGATGTCGTCCCACTCGGGGTGCTTCAAACCGCGCGGCGCCATAGCGCCAATCTGCGGACACACGAAGTAGGGCGACAGCGGATCGCCCGCTCCGTACTTGAGGTGCCCGAGAGCCGGGAAGTCATCACCACGGATCATCACCAGAACTAGCAACCCTGGCGGCGGCAGCGCCTTGGCGACCGACACCCACTGTTCAGCCCAACGTCCGACCATCTTGAGTCGCAGAGGCTTCGGCGCGTGGCTCATAGCTTCAGCCTTTCCCCGTCGATCAGGGGACGGATCAGCAGCGTGTCGAGGATGGCGGCGACCTCGCTCATTGAGCGCCGGCAGAAGACGCACTCAGGCGTGTGGCACATATGGCCCTCAAGGTCGTAGCACTTCTGACAGATAACGATGGTGTGCGACCGCAAGACCTCACCGAACTCGCCGACAATGCTGGCGGCCGCCGGGCTATCCACTCCCCGAGTGATCACCGAGCCACCGCAGTCGCACGCCGCGCCCGACTGCATTCCAGTCCAGCACGTCGTTGCGTGAAGAGCGCGCTCGCCGGGATTTCCTCCGAACTCGCGATCGACGTCCAAAGCCCATGCTCCGTAGCGGCACCGGCAAGTCGCACCGAGGCGCGAGCCACAGTGAGGCTCGTGGTCAACCAGCTCGATCGCCCGCCTCAGTAGAGCAAGCAGACGCTGACGCCGGGAGCCGCCAGAGCCGACGCCATCCGCGGCCGCCCGATCAGAGGCCGGTCGCCGGGTGTCGATCTGTTCCGGCGCGCCGCAGATGCACTGGTACCTGCGGCACTCGTGACAGCACGCGCCGTCGCTCATCGCCCCTCCCCTCCCAGCTCGCGCAACTCGTCAGCATCCATGTGGGGCTCGGGATCGAACTCACACCGGATGTTGTGCTGCAACTGAACGAACATGCAGTGACACTCGCTGGACGTGCTCCAGTCACAGGGCCCGCGGTGCCTGATGAATCTGTCCGCGACCCGCAGAAGGCCACGCAGCCTGCCCCGCTCCTCGCTCAGCCTGACGACCATCGCCTGCTGCTGGATCCCGTGCGCCTGCATCCGGTCGATGTCCGCCAGCAGGTCCGCCTCTCCGCGCTTCAGCCGGTCCCGCTCCCCAGCGATCAGCTGGAGGCGTCGCCGATAGAACGCAATCTTCGCGCGGCTGACGGTCAGCTCGCTGCGAAGCTCTTCCACCTGCTTCTCGAGCTTGGCAATGCGCCGGTCCTTCGCGACTCGCTCGGCATGCACCTGAGCCGCGCTCTCCACGACCTTTTGGATCACCGACTTGTCGCTCATGGCCCCTCCACCCGCGCGAGGAGCGCGCGAAGCTCATCTGACCCCGGGTATGGCCAGTAAGCGGTGGCTGGATCCGCCGCGCGCAGCAACCTCACCAGCTCCACCGCCAGGAGCGCGAGGTCCGAGAGCAAAACATGCTCGTCAGTGGACATCACGACTTCGGCGCCCTTAAGCGGCCCGCCACTCGTCAGCCGCATGATGCGCCAGTGCTCCAGCTGTTCCGCCGTCGGCATCCTGATCTTCTCCCCGCTCATCGTTCCTCCCTGTCGCTCTCCGCACCCAATCGTCGATGGTCGCTCTCCTGCGGACCCGACGTGCCCGGACACGGCTGCAGCTGCAGCCACTCCCACTGCTGCCGGAGCGACTGCCGACCCGCGGCGTTGTGGATCTCACGGTCCGGTAGAGCCCACGTCCGACCGCATCGGCCACAGGCTGCATAGAGCGGCCGCGCGCCACACTGCTGACCTCCCGGATGCGGATCGGCGATCTGTTTGATCTGGTGCGTCTCGCTCATCGCCCTACCTCCACAGCTCGCGGACAGCGTCGTCGGCCCACCTTCGCAGCTCCGGCGAGCAGCGCTCCTGCGGGCAATCGCATCCGGTACGGACCGCCTGGACCCCCTCCTGGAGCAAGGCCCGCAGGGCGTCCCGCTCCCGGTAGAGCGCATCGACCCGGTGCTGCTGCTCGTCCGGGTAGGCCGCCTCGAGCAGGCAGAGCAGGCCGACGCAGCACAGCACGATGCCAAGCAGGAAGTGCGTGTCCCTGCTCATCGCCCCTCCTCCCCCAGCTCGCGGTCGATGGCGTTGGACCAGCTCAAGATGTCCCCGGAGGATGACCACTGCGTCAGCTTCTGACCCCTCCGCAGCAACCCCCGCAGCCTGCTCCGCTCCTCGTTGGCTGCGGCGAGGTCAGCCTGTAGGCGACCCACGTACCGCTCCTTCAGCGTGAATCTCCTCTGGATCAGAATCCGATCCATCTCGAGCGCAAGCGACGCGCGCTCCCTGGCTTCGGCCATCTCAGTCATTTGCTTCTCAAGCTCGGCGATGCGGTGACGCAACCCGCTCACGAAAGCGTCGTGTCGATCGACACCGCAGGACTCACACGGGGCATCCCAGGACTCGCCAGCAAAGCGGTGCCCGCCCTCTGCGCATACCGGCACGTCGCTCATGCGCCTTCGCCCCCCAGCTCGCGCCGGGCGCGGACCTCCCAGTCATGGACGGCGTCTGGAACGGAGGGCCCCCAGTAGTCGACGGCGGACATCAGCGCCACGCCCTCCCGCAGCAGCACCTGAAGCCTCTCTCGCTCTTTCGCACTGCACGCCACCTGCTGCTCGAGCGCGGCGATGCGGGCGGTGTTGGCGTCGAGCTGGGCAGCGTAATCCTTGGCGAGCTTGTCCAGGTACGCGATGCGCTTGCTGTCCGGCGCATTCCAGCGCAGTGCCTTAGGCTCCGGCGCACGCTCGCACTCGCATACGTACTTGCGGCAGTAGTGACAACACGCTCCATCGCCCATCTCAGCCCTCCACCCGCGCGAGGAGCGCGTCAATAGCTGCGCGCGCCTGGATGGCCACGATTGAGTGGTAGTCGTTGTCGCGAGCGAGCCGCAGTAGCCGCACGAGCTCAACCGACAGGCGGGCGGCGGAGATCATGCGAGCGAGGCTGACGCTCGCTTTCCAGTCCCACCTCTCACTGAACGCGACTCGCGAAAAAGCAAAGTCGCCCAGCTTCAGATCGTCGGCCGTCGGCATGCTGATTCTCTCGTCGCTCATTGCGGCAGCTCCTCTCTGAATTCCAGGTGACACCACGGGCACTGCCAGATGACGCAGCACTCGTGATCGCACTCGCGCACCTGTACGGCGTCAGGGTGCCAGACAGGGGTGGCTATCGGCGGATGCCAGGGCTCGGCCTCGGCGCAGAGATAGGGCTTGCGGTCGCTCATGGTTCTTCCACCTTCGCAAGCAGCCGCTGGATGTCCGTCAGCAGCAGAGCGGCATGTGCAGCGAGCGTGCTGTCGCTCACCATATGCTCCTCGAGCACGACGATTGCGTCCTTCGCCAGCGACACGAGTTCCCGGGCCAGCCGGGCGTTGGCCTCGAACCGCATCGCGTACGAGAGGGGCATCGAGACCGCGATCGCATCGAAGCCCTCGAGCTGTGTCGCATCGCGCTTACATTCATCCAGATAGGCCAGGTCGAACAGCTGGATTTTCTCGTCGCTCATCCGACCACCTCACGCAGCAATGCAATCGCCCGGCACGCTGCACATCCAGACCACAGCCTGCCCTCGTGCGGCAGGTGTTTCAGTCGATCATCTCTCAGCGCTTGGCGCAGGACGTCGACCAGCTTGATTCCCAGACGGGCCGTATCCTGAATGTCTTTGAGCATCTGGTCACTGCAGATGCGCGCGTAGGCAATCTCCTCCTCGGTGGCGAGCCTCACTCCCCCATCCCCTCCTCCACGAGCTCCCGCAGCTGCTGCAGGGTCCGCGCCCCGACCGCCGACCGCACCACGCGGCCGTCGCGGAGGAGAAGCACGGTGGGCACGGACATCACCTGGTACCGGTTCGCCACGTCGGGCTGCGTCGTCACCTCGATGCGCTCGACGTCAACACGCCCGGCCAGCTGTCGCTCCAGGTAGCTGACGTGGAGCGAGACCTCCCGGCACGGATGACAGGTTGGCGACCAGAAATACAACAGCTCATAGCGGATCGGGCGCACCGGGCCGCTGTCGATGTAGCCGATCGTCGCGTCGCTCACTTCAACTCCACCTCGATACCTTGCGACGCCGCCCACCGTGAGATCGTCGCATTCCTGATGTACCTGTTCTTTCGATGCCGGTCGCACATGTAGAAGCGTTGGCCCTTCCCAGTGGCCCGAATGAAGAATTTGTATCCGTCCGTTGTGACCGTTTGGCACGCACGGATGCAGCACCGCCGCCCGGGGTTCCACAGGTCGGCCCGCTCGCTGTAGCAAACGACCAGCACTCCGACGCGATCGAGGTCGGAATCTCCGGATGGGATCTCGATCTCGTAGAGCGGGTCCGTCATCCCTCTCCTTTGAAGCCCCAGATCCGCTCGAACCGCGGAACCATCCGGCGTTCCGGCACCTCGACCATCCCGTGGAACATCGACGCGGGCCGCACCCACACGCCCTGATCCTTCAGCGAGCGGTACACGACCATCATCTCCTGCGTCTCTGAGTCCTTCGCGAGCGCGACCACCTCGTACATGCCTCCCTTGTAGTGGCGGTAAACAGGGAGCCCGCTCATCACAGCCCCGAGGGCGCCGCCTTGAGAGCCCGCTCGAATCGAATCGTGGGAGGAGTCTCGCTGTCGCCATCCCATTCCCTCGTGAAGCGGTTGACCTCCGTGTTCTTCAGATCGAAGTGAGCAACGATCAGGTCCTGTCCGAAGTCCGGATCCGTTCGCCGGTGACAGCTCTCGCTCGGCAGCTTGAATCCCTTTGCCACCGCCGCGTGAGCGATGGGGCAAATGGGCCCTCCGTCAGGGGTGAAGAACCGCCGCTGGCCACAGCTGCCGAAGTCCAGCTGGACACCTTCGAAGAGTTCGTCGAGACGCATCATCTTGGCACCTCCGGGAACGCCACATGCCGCACCCCGTCGAGCAGTGCGCCGGCCGCGCTCTTGCCGACGCGGACCATCACGCACTCGGCCTCGTCGCTGGAGTCCTCCAGCTGTCGGCCATTCCACGGCGAAACCCCCGGCATGAAACGCCCGTCGTCCTTCAGCGTTCCCCAGTTGGTGGCCGTGCAGAGAGGCGTGGGAGCTCCGGCGACAGACGCCAGCTGCGGCCGCCACTCTCCCCACTGTTTGAAGAAGAACGGAACTTGACCCGCTGCGCACTGATCCCGCAGCGATCTCGCCCAGCCGGGGTGCATCGGGCGAGCACCCGGGCCTGACTCCCCGCCAACGATCACCCACCGAATGCCGCCGTCCCGCTGTGCCCAGTACTTCCAGTCGTCCGGCTCCTCACCGTTGGCGAGCCCGACGATCTGGTCGGGCCACTGGTGCTTCGAAGCGACCGGCAGAACAACCGGCCCAAGCAGTGGCTCGATGCTGAGGAACCGCACCGCCGCGGGCGTCTGCAGCAGCAGCGGGATCCGCTCGTCGGCGGCGCGCTGGTCCTCGACGCTGACGCCAAGCCAGACGTTCGGGAGGGGCCAGGGAATGGCCTTCCAATGTGCGGCATCCCAAACGCCGCCCTTCGTTTTGCGCTGGCGCATGAACGCCGCCTGGTCTGTCTCCCCGAACGATATCCATTTTGTGAACCAGTCGAGCATCCGCTGCGGGCGCTTCGTCAGGACTTGGAACGTGTGATGCTTGGCGAGCGCCATCACCGCAAAGACCTCGGCAATGTCTTGGTTGCTGAGCCTCTCGTGGAACAGATCCGCCATGCTGTTCACGAAGATGCGCCGCGACTCCCGCCAGCGCAGCGGATCTGCCAAGCGCTCTTTCACCAGCCGCACGTCCCCGGTCCACCGAGGGCCCGCAGGCGTCATCTTCGCGAGTCCCGCGTAGGGCATCCCCGGACCGGAGAAGCGAGCAGCGATCCGCTCCGCATAGCAGTTACGGCCGTTGGCAGCCCTCCGAAACTCGGGAACATCCGCGGACACAATTCCACGTGGAATCACACCATTCGATTTCCGAATTGGAAGACATTGGACATCACCTCCTCGTGGCATCGACTGCCACGCGGCCACCACGGGCCTTCGCGACTCGGCCGTTGTGGCCCGATATGAACCGTCGGGGACGCCAAGCAGCGTCATACCTCTCGAGTGTGGCCCCGCATCCGCACTCACACTCGATGGTCTTCTGGACGCGCAGCGGCCCGGAGCCCGGTGGGCCGTAGACGCCTACCGCTCGTCGCTCGACCTCGCCAGACCGAGCAAGCTTCGAGAGTGCTATCCTGACGGCACCGGATGTCAATCTTACCAAGGAGACCACTTCGGGAACGCGACACGCTCCATGAAGGACAGCATCCCGCACGGCATCGAGAGTCGGTCGAGCTGACGGGTTGTGTCCGCAAACGAATTCCCGCCGACGCCCCGCCGCGTCGAAGCGCAAGAAGGTCGCACCACACCCACAGGCACATGCGACCAATTGGTTCGGCTCGTCGGGGGATGAGCGAAGGGTTGCCGATTCCGCTGTGCGGTGATGGAACCGGTGGTGAGCCCCCGTCGGACAGAGCTCCAGGTTCTCTGGGCGGTTGTCCGCTTTGTCACCGTTGATGTGGTGAACCACTTCCTCCTCGCGCAGCGAACGACCGGCCCGTTGCGCTGCCACGAGCCGGTGCTCGTAGACATAGCCGCGGCAATCGGCCATCGGATGACCGGGGAGGCGGATCAGCACATATCCCTCCTGAGTCACCACACGCCCGCCGCGCCAGTTCGGGTTTCGCTCTCCACTCTGCCGGCTACGCAGACTCCTCACCCGCCTCTTCCTTCCCCTGCTCAACGCCCTCTTCCTGGGCTTCCTTCAGACACGCCTTGCACGGCTGGACGTGCAGCTTCTGCTTGCCGCTGTAGCGGGTGGTCCGGAGCTCTCCCTCCAGCTCGCCGTCGCACTTCTCGCACTCCAGCTCGAACTCGACCTTGCTCTCCACGCTGATCTCGGCCATCGCCCCGCCTCCTCCGTCCGCACCATCCGCGGCCCCACCAGGCCGGTCAGGCCGGGCGCTCCCTGCGCCACCCCGGCCGCCTCACGAACACCCGCCCGTCTCCTCGCACAGCCCAAGCCGAGCAGGAGCACGGGCCGGCGAACCACCAGAGCATCGCGCCCGACTTCCGCCACCGGACCACGTCCTGGCAGGTCTCACACGACAGCTCTGGCGGCCACTCCACGCCCATCCCCTCAGCAGCTCGTGAACACCCCGTTCGTCAGGTACCCGTGCCACCCGCAGCAGTCCTTCGCGATGCTGGGTCGGACGGTCAGCGTCGTGACATCCGCCGGGTTTCCGGCGGTCACCTCCCACCTCGCGCCCTCCTTCGGCCCGCCGAGGCGCCCGCACCCGGGGCAGGCGATGAGGTAGCCGGCGATGCCGACAGCGCCGACCAGAGGTACCATCGAGCCCGGCTCGCCGTACCAGCCCCCGCCCGCCCAACCGCGGTCATCCCGCCACTCCAGCGCGCCCCACGTGACGCGCACCGCCCTCACCCCGCTCCGCTTGCTGTCGATCGTCGTCTCCACACCCAACTCCTCCTCCGTCTGCACCCCAATAAGCTGGTCAGACGACCCTGGCTCCAGGCGGCAGCCCGAGAGCCAGACACGCGCCATCGAGCCATCCGAACAGCTCGCGCGCCACGATGCAGCGGCGTGCTGTCGGCGAGGCCGCTGGATCGGCGCACATCAGTGGGATCCCCAGAGCTGTCTGGATCTCATCCACCAACTGCAGGCGCCGGTCATCCGCCCTCCTCCACAGCCATATCACCCAGCCATCGGACCGCACGCGAAGCGCCAGTTCCGGTTGTGCGCTCGCCCCCGGACTGATCACCCCCCGGGGTCCGATGCGGTGCTCGCCGATCGTCCCATCAGCCGCGATGTGCAGCGTCTCAGTGACCCAGTTCACGTTCGTGACCTCCCCACCGAACCGACACGCTTTCCCAGAACCGCGCCGACGGCGGCTTCCGAGTCACGAGCACGTCCCCTTCCAGAAACATCCATTCCGAGCACACGCACTCCGCGCGGTAGATCCCGCCGCCCCGGTACTCCCAGCGCACGTGGCAGCTGCACTCGGCGCACGCGAGCGGTGATGGCCGCAATCGATCTCCATCCATCAGCCAGCGCCGATCAGTACCTGGCCGAATCGACCAGCTTCTCCCCGGACGCAATGAACGACTCGATCTCGGCCTGCGTCTTCCAGCCGTCGATCTGAGTGCGCCGGCCTGTGTTGATCCAGAACTTCAGCGATCCGTCATCCATCCGCCGCGGCGAGCAGCACATCGCGTTGAAGTGGTAGCCCTGCCCGGCATGGGCTTTGTTCACCGCTTCCTGCACCCGCTGCAGCAGGTCGTGGCCAAGGTCCTTGTCACGGAACGACTGCTCGACCACCTCCGGGTCTTCACCGCCGATCTGGACACGGGTGAACCGCAGATAGTCTCGATCCTCCGGGGCCTTCGAGAATGGGTTCCAGCTGAAGAAGTCCGACAGCGCGTCCCCGCCGAAGGCACCACCACACCTGGACTTCTCGATCGCGCTCTTGAGCTCTTCGGCTGTGAGCCCCTTCACCTGCGCCGCCGCAGAAGTCAGCATCGACTCGATCGGGTTGTTTGGATCCCAGCTGAGAGCGACCTCCGAGATGAGGGCGTTCATCTTCCGCTGCGCCATTTCCTTGCTGGTGCCCTTGCAGTAGTAGCCATCCCAGTAGGCCCCGCTGCTGCTGAGCACGAGACTGCCGGCACCCGGCATGTTGCAGCCGCCTTCGCACTTGTAAATCCCGCAGTCCTGGGTGTGATACTTCCCGGTCAGCAGGAATGTGCCTGCCTGCGAGATCACCGCCTGAAAGAGACGCGACCAGAAGAACAGCAGCCGCGGCGGCTTGTCGAACTGGTACCGCTCCTCGCGCCGATCGTAGTCGTACTCGCTTCCCGTCCAGACCTTACGCTTACACTCATTCTCGAATTGCATGTCCATCTCCCTTCAGCCGACAAGCTCACGGAGCTCGGCCGACCTCCGTTCTGTCGCGTAGTCGCGCAGCATCGATTCCACAAGCGCCTGCCCCAACCGGCAGGGCCAAGCATTTCCGATCTGGCGAACCACCTGCTCCTGATTGCCGGCGAACTGGTACTCATCCCCGAACGACATCGCGCGCGCGAGTTCGTGCGGCCGCAGCATCCGGAAGTGGATATCCAGGGCTTGGCCGTCGACGACCGGCAGCACGAGGCCGAAGCGATCCTTCGTCGTGACGGTGGGCAGTGGCTCTGACACGCGCGACGCGCCGGCGCTGCCGCTGTAGTAAGAGGTGATGAGCGGTTCCACGACGAGGAACTTCCCGGATCCCGTCGCCGGGATCGTCGGGACAGGCTCATCGACGGAGTGCGTGCGCGGCGCCTGCCCCTTCCGCTCTCCATAGAGCGGCACGAGGAAGGGCTGCACGAGCGCTTGGGCGCCCTTGGCGGCGAGCGTCGGCAGCGGCTGCCTCGTGGAGCGCGGCGCGCCACCAGACTGCTGCTGCAGCACGAATGGTTCGCAAAGCCCAATGTGCTGCCCGCTTGCAACGATGGTGGGTAGCGGCTCGTTGAGCGGACGCGCCCCCATGTTCGCGCGGAGCACGACGATGAACGGCTTTAGCACTGACCCGCCGAAGCGCTCGAGGCCGGCAAGAATCCGCGCCATCGTCTTGGGCTTGAGCGGCTTCTTCCTGCGGAAGATCGACTTGCCGGGGATGGACCAGTCGATGATCTCGCGTGCGGATCGCCACGGCTGGAGCCCGCCGAACAGGGACTGGACGCCCGTCGGAGCATGTGTCGGCTCGGGCCAACGAATCGGCCGGCCGCCGCGGCGAGCGACGATGAACAGCCGGCGCCGCGTCGTCGGGTCCCCGTAGTCTGCTGCGTTGAGGATTCGGTCCTCGACTCGGTAGCCCAGTGAGCGGAGCGCGGCGAGGAACGCGTTGTAGGTCTCGCCGGTCCGGCGCTTCAAAGGCTTGCCGTTGAGTCCGACCGGAGACCAAGATCGGAACTCCTCGACGTTCTCAATGATCACGTTGTCGACGTACAACTCCTGACACCAGCGGAGGATGTGCCACGCGCTGGTCCTCGCCTGATCGTTCACCGGCCGGCCGCCCCGGGCCCGACTGTGATGGGTGCACGAAGGCCCGGCCAGGAGCACGTGCAGTCGACCACCTGGCACGCACTCCCTCGGATTCGCCTGCTCGACGGTCTCGCAGAAGTGCTGAACTTCGGGATGGTTGAGCGAGTGCGTCTTGACGGCGATCGGCCAGTGGTTCACGGCAACCGCTGAGAGGCCGAGTCCCAGCTCATCACATGCGCGCCGAAGTGAGGTGGTCGCCCCACCGGCACCAGCGAACAGGTCGGCCGCCAAGATGGTTTTCATCGGGACTACTTCCGATCCCGGAGGAGGCTTGTCAGGAGCGACAGCGGATCGCCGCCGGCGAGCACATTCCCCAGAACGCCTGGCAGGAGGTGGCCGCCGAGCAGCGAGAGGATCGCCGACGGATTGCCGATACTCTGGGGCATCGGCCGCACGTTGGCGTTGTTGCCGATCTCACCGTCGCGGATCGTGAGCACCTGATGGACACCGAGGCGCCCCTGCTTGAGCTCGACCAGGTCGGCGCTGAACACCTTCCCAGGGAGCGCGGGGTCCGTGTACATCGGGGTGATCAGGATGCCGGCAGAGACCAGCACAGCACCCGCGTCGTTCTGTCGGCCGCGAGCCGCGTGCGGAAGTGTCAGAGCGGCGGCCGTCACCTGGGCTGCGAACGCGTTCAATTCGTCCGAATTCATGGGCGAACCCCTCTCAGTCAGCACCTCGTTGTTCTTGGATAGATTGCGCTCGACTAGCGCGGCTTCTTGATGCGAGGACGTACTTGGTCTGCGTGCGCGCGGATCATCTCCGCAGCGCTGTCGTAAACCCGTGCGGACTGCCGCCCATTGTCGGCCAGCCCTGGCTCGTAGATGCCCAGGCGCCCAGCCATCCGCATCGCCTGCGTCATCACGTCGTTCTTTTCCGCGAAGATCAAGGCGCCCGCGCAATGCTGAGCGTCCGCCTTGCCGAATCGTTTCTCCGCGATGTGGAGCGTCTTGTGGCACTGGAAGGTCTGACCGTTCCAGTCGAGCATGTTCTCGGCGATCTCTCTCGCCCGCACCGGGTGGAGATACCCGCCGGCAGTGCGGAGAAAGGGACATTCGGCGCACGGGCGCTTCTGATCGAATCTCACTGCCCCGCCCCCTTCGACTCCTCAGGCCAAGGTCGCCGCGGAATCCATCCAGGCCCCTCGCTCTTCACCCGATCCATCTCGGCCAGATACTCTTCGCGCGTCGCCTTCGGGTGGTCGTCGATCCAGCCGATCAACCACACCAAGCCATCCGCTCGAGTATCCACATCCCGCGGATCATCCTCCGGGCCGGGAACGATTGGAATCTCGAAGAACCGTTTCTTCAGCCGCTCCTTCATGTCTTCCAGGTAGCCCATCAGAGCATCGCCTCGTTGTACTTCACGAGGCGCGCGTCCCACTCCAGCTTGATGGAGCCGCACCCGGTGTCTCGGCCCTTGGTGATAAGGAGCTCCTCGCGAGAGAGCTGGAGCACGATGTCCGGGTCCTGGATCAGCCGCGCCGACCCCCGGACCCCGGCCATGCTCGGTCGAGCTTCGGTGGAACTGGCCTTGTCGTACTGGCCAATCACCAGGCAGGTCGCCTCGGCCTCGTTGCAGATCACGTTGCGGATCGCCGTCGATGCCTTGTCGAGCGCCTCTGTTCCCGTGAGCTTGGGATGGTCAACGAGTCCGATGTGGTCGACGCAGAAAACCCGGATCTTCCCGGCGAGGCGGCGAGCCTGTGCCACCATTTGGGGCAGGTCGCTCGCCCGGTCATCGATCGTGATAGGCAACTGCTTGAGCTCCGCCAACGCTGACTCGACTCGCGCCCGCTGCTCGGGGGTCAGCTTGTTCCAGCCGCCTGGCCGGAGCTCGACGCCGGAGAGCATGCGCAGCAGTCGGCGCTGCAGCTTCAGGCGGTTCATTTCCTTGGACCATATGTAGACCGCGCCACCCGCCATGGCCGCGGCCAGCAGGATCTGCAGGACCAGCGTCGTTTTGCCGGCCGACGTCTGTCCCAAGATCAGCCAGTACGTCGCGGGCGTGAGGCCCCAGGTCGCTCGGTTCAGGCGGCTGAATCCCGTCGGCAGCCCAACGACCCCTGACTCGGGCTCGGCCTTCAGCTCCTCAGCCAAGCGCTCTACCTGGAGATCCTGCGACTCGATGGCCTTGTCCAGTCGCGGAACTTCGAGAGCCTCCCGGAGTGCCGACTCCGCGCCGTCCTCATCCCCACTCCGGAGGAGGTCGTAGGCATGCACCAACCGTTCCCGCCGTGCGCGCCGTAGCCTGAGCTCCTCCAGCCGCTGCGCATACACACGTATCATCGTGGAGGTCGGAGCCAGCTCGAACACGCTCAGGAGGTCCACGAGGGAATACGACTGAGCTCTCCCAGCCTGCTCCATTCGGTGGAAGATCAGGCCGACCTCGCCACTCTCACCCTCCTCGTACGCCGCAGTTGCTACGTCGAACAGCAGTCGGTGCTTCTGCGAGGTGAAGTGCTCTCGCGTCAGCGGGTAGATCATCGCCTCGTAGCAGGCCCGCCGATGGAGGATCATGCACGAGAGGGCGAGAGCCTCGACCTCTTCGCTCTCGTCCGGCACGGCAGGGTTCCCGGATGCGATCCGGGTTTCGTTATCAATCGCTCGCAGCCTAGCGGCCATCGCCATCACCTCCTTCACCGGGGGCATCGAGGTCCATCACATGACCGAGGAAGGTCGGCCGCTCTGGCTTCGCCTGGGCGAAGCGCATCTTCTGCTCGAGCGTTGCGAAGTGCTCGAGGAGGTTAGACAGCGACTTGATCACGCCGCTCCACCCAGTCCACCGACTGCCGGCCCGCGGCGTCTCCTTGTGCTTCACGGTCCAGTCGATGACCTTCAGAATGAGTTCGCGGCCGTGCTTCTTGAGGAGCCGCCCGGCCGACTCGACCTCCGTCTTGTTGATGTAGGGTGTGAAGCCCTTGTAGCCGGGGTCCGCATGAGTGAGGTACGCCTTCCGGAATTCCCGGATGATCTCGCGCTCCTCAGGAGAGTGGGCGACGTCCTTGTCGGGCTCTCGCCGCCGCTCGCCCCTGGCAGCCTTCGGGCCGCGGCGCTTCTTGGTCTTGGCCTCCGCCGGCGGAGGTTTCTCCGTCGCACCTACCCGGTCCTGCGAGCTGGATCCCACCGCGGGCATTGACCCAGCCACGTCCGAATTGACCTGCACAGGTCCACTCGGACCTGCCCAGGTCAGTTCGAGGGCCGTCGGGTCCGGGTGCATCGGGTCCACGACAAGCTCCCAGGCCCGGGGTCCCATGCGCCGAACGAGACCGATGCGCGACAGCTGCGCGATGCAGCACTTCACTGTGTCCCGGCCGAGACCGAGGGTCTGGGCAAGCGCCCGAACGCTGATCGGTGCCACGCGCGTGGGACCTGCTGCGAGCGCCAGCCGGTAGAGCACCGCCAGCGGCTCGCATCGCAGCTTGCCGAAGGCCGCGAGCGCCCACGCGCGCGACGCATCCGTCGGAGCCGGCATCGAAACCTGAGTCCTCGAGACCTGGTCTTCATCCATCTTCAGGCGCAGAATCCGTCCAGCCACAGGGACCTCCTCTCTTCACCGGGACTCCGTGGCGCGGGGTTCTATCTCCCTCCGCACCGAACTCTAGGCGGACCTCGGAGCGGCAGCGTCAGCCGCTCGCCGGCGTCACGGCGAGCGCATCCATCACGTCTCGGATCCGGTCCGCCGGCACCGCGCTCGCCTCCAACAGCTGGCGGAGCACGGTCTGCAGTCGATCCACCTCGGCCACCCGGAAGCCCAGGAGCCGGGCGGCCCGTTCAAGACGAACCTCTGTGTTCCTCACTCGCGCGTCAGCTGCCTCGACGCGGGCCTCGATGTTCGCGATGGTCTGCGCCTGCTCCTTCACGAAGCTCGTGATGCGGTCGATGCGCTCCTGTCGCCGCTTGGCGCGGGCGGCCGGGTCCAGCGCTAGGACCGCAGGAGCTACTCTCACGTCGTTCATCGCGACCTCCGAAAGGCAGGGGAGACCCCAGGCGGGGATCTCGGGGAAAGATGGACTAGGTTGTGGGTACTACGACCGGCTCTTGATCGACTTCGGCGCGAAGACCTTCCGCCAGTTGTAGAGCGTCTTGGAGCTCACGCGCTGCGTGGGCGGAAGCGTGGCGAGGAACTCGTCATCGCTCACGCCGCTGCGTACGAACTGGCGGACCAGGTCGCGTCGCTCCTTGTCAGAATGGCGCCGCCTGACGGCCGGTCGGCTCCTACTACCTTGCGCCATCGGGCGCCGCCCTTGAGTCGTCCTTCCCATGCTCTCTCCTCTCACTTCGCTCCGTTGTCCTTTTCGTTCATTGACCTGTCCAAGACCCCTGGTCGCTCCAGCACCGGCGGTGATAGCTGCAGGTGCCACGCGAACAGGAAGAGCCAGATCGCCATCAGCCAGCACCACAGTGCCTCGGCCAACCAATCGGTTCGGTTCATCGAGTGACCTCGCTCGCAGCCCGCAGAAACACCAGCGCTGCGTCGGCGCCCGGCGCCGATGCTGGGACGTCAGCCGCGACCAGCTCGCCCTGCCGCAACAGCTCCACCAAGCGGAGCTCCCGACGCTCGAGCTCATCGACCCTCTTGATCAGCGCGTCAACGTCCGCCGCGGTGAACCACTCCCAGTCACCAGCGCGGCGCAGCCGGATGTCGTCCACGGCGCGATCCACAGGAGCAGGCGCCGACTGGCTGACGAACGGAAGGAGGTCGGCCATCAGTCCCCACCCCCGTCATCACTGGGTGCGGGATCGGGCGACCACTCCCTCGCGAAGAGCGGTGCTGCGCCGGCCAGCTTCTTCCGTGCGATGCCGCAGTACTCTGGCTTCAGCTCGATGCCGATGAACGAGCGGCCCCTCTTCAGAGCCACGACGCCAGTGGTGCCGCTGCCGGCGAATGGATCAAGGACGACCCCACCTTCCGGGCAGCCAGCGAGGATGCACGGCTCCACCAGCTTCTCCGGGTATGTTGCAAAGTGAGCCTCGGGCGTGGCCTGCGTTGGAATGGTCCAGACACTGCGTCGGTGCCTTCCAAGCGGGTGGTAGGTCCTGACGCGTCCACGGTCCATTGCCCGGAATGTCTGGGCTCGCCCCGTTTCGAGGCCTCCGGAGGGCATCGATCGGGCGGTCAGCTTCTTCCGGTCGAACGCCCGCTGCGCCTCATCAGCTGCGTTCCCACGATCCGGGTGGACGTGGGGCTCACGGACCGCGTCACAGTCGTACCTGTAGCGCGCACGCTTGCTCAGCAGAAATAGCTGCTCGTGACTTCGCGCCGGCCGATCTAAGACACTCTCCGGCATCGGGTTCGGTTTGCAATTATGCGTGAGGACTCCAGAAGCGAGGGAGAAGAGGTGTGGTTCGTCCTCCACACCAATGTCCCAAAACTGCCTCGCGTTCGAGTGGCGAATGGCGACCACCTCACCGCGATCCTGCTCGTTGTGGTGTCCCTTTGCCGGAGAGAGACGGACCTCCCCCTTGTATGTCGCCCAGCGGCTGCCGAAGCCCGTCGTGAAACCAGCCCTGACTGAGAGGCGGAATCCGCAGCGGGCGCATAGCGTCCGCAGGTCAGAGGCGAGTCGGTCGTTGCGACAGAAGCTAAGGCGCCAACGGTCGTTCTCGACCTCATAGTGCCCGTCGCCCGCGAGGTATCCCGAGAAGAGGGCGCCGAGCCAGTCGTTGCTGTGTCGCCAGGCTCGCGACTTGATCCCCTTGGTTCGGGCACTCTTACCTGAGATGTACTGGCCGATGATTGCGGAAAGGGCCGGGCTGTCCACGACGATGTCGCTCTTGTTTCCGTCCGTGTACTTGCGAAGGGTGCCACCGAACGCTGCAGCGGTGGAAGCGAGTCGAGCTACCCTCTGGGCCGATTTCACGGTGTTGCCCGCGAGCTGGATCCTCCGCTTGGAGTCGTAGGAGCCATCTGCAAGGAAGGCTCCAATCAGCCACGCCACATCCTCGTCGATATGGGCAGGCGCGTACTGGACATCCGGAGCTGGTAGTCCGCAGGTCTGCACCACATCACCGAGTTCCAGTTGATCGGCGCGCGCGTTGCCTCGTTGAGTGGGCCAAACGTGGCCCTGTGTGCAGCCCACCCGCTCACCGCTGCGGAACTCAATTTCGAAGGCCCCCTCTCGCGGCTCCGGTGACAACGACCACCCAAGAACTTGGGTCCACTTCGACCCATTCCAGAGCTTGACCGTGCTGGGCTTGAGTCGCACGAGATCCTTGACGGTGATCGGCCCATCGCCCTTCTGAGTGCGCGCGTAAACCCGTGTTCCGCCGGAAAGACACCAGACCATTTCCTGCCGCAGGTACCAGCCGTCCGCACGAGCGGCGAGCGCAAACATCCACGGCTGGCCAATCAGGTCCTTCTCCTTGTATCCCGGCGGGATTCCCCGTCGGAAGTGCGACTTGTTGAACGTGCGATTGATGGAGCCCAAGAAGCCACCGCCACCGCCGCCGGTGTCGCTCGCCCACGAGTCGCCGAGGTTCACCCAGCACGTACCGTCCGACCGGAGTACTCGCCGGACTTCCCGAAAGATGGCGACGAGATTCGCACACCATTCCTCCGGGGTTTCCTCAAGTCCGAGCTGGCCCTCGACTCCGTAGTCACGGAGATTCCAATACGGAGGGCTGGTGACCACGCAATTGACAGACTCGTCAGGCATCTGCCGAAGGGCTTCCAGTGCGCCAGAGTTGATGAGTCGCCATGTCGGCATTGCACTGACGGGCGTGGCCTCAAAGTAGTCAGGCTCGAGGTCGCCGAACGGATCGCACTCTCCATCCTCGTCGTCCGACTGAAGCCCCTCCGGGAAGCCCAGGTCTCCCTGTGCTTCCAGCTCGGCTGCGCTGAACAAGCTCATCGCTCACCCCCGAACACCGGCGCCGCCGGCGTGATCCGCCCGTCCTTGGTGATTGTGATCTGCACCGTCACGCTCTCCGCGCCCGGGATGAATCCCAGCGCATCGCGGAGATGCCGGAGCAGGCTGTGAGCGTCCCAGATCGGATCGACCTGTGGCTCAGATCCCGGGATGATGTCGGGACTGTGCATGGCGCCGGCGGCCACCTCCGCCGCGAGCTCCCGCGCATCCGTTACCTCGTGGAAGACCTCGGTTGCCTCGGGCTTCGGCTGGATCGAAACCGGCGCCGGCGCGGGGTCCACCTCGGCCTCACTCATCATCCCTCCCGCGCCGCCGCGCTCCGTCTCAACCATCGCAGTCTGACTTCCCATCTGGGCCCGCCTCGTGGCCCGCCGCTCACCGTGATGAGCCCACATGCAGCGATCGCTGCAGTAGCGGCGGAACCCGCCTTTCAGGCTCGGCGCCGCCCGTTCCTTGCACTCGGACGACAAGCACCGGGGGGTGCGCTGGTCGATGGCGACCGCCGCGGCAGCGAGCCGCTTGTCGGGATCGGGCTTGCGAACCACGACGCTCGTGACGGCTCGGGTCGGCGTCTGCTCCCCTCTCGAGCCGTGCATTCGTCGCACCACCTCAGCACACTCCTTGGAGCACACCGTGTCTGGCTTGCCATCGATGCCCCGGCGCACTGGCTCATCGCAGTCGCCCGCTTCGCAGATGGTCGGCCCGCTCATTGCCGCCCTCCGCACGCTCTGTCGCCGTTGGCCCGGCTGCTCTCTGCACACCGCACACACCGAGCCCGCGCCGCGGAACTGGCCTCCACACTCCTCGCACTTCACCGGCCGAGGCCAGCTCTTCAGCGGCACGTGTTACCCCTGGAACCGGGGATCCGCGGCCGTTACCTGGCCGTCCCGATTCACGGTGAGCACGACAGTGGCGGAGTTGATCCCCACCATCATCTGCATGGACGCGTGCAGACTGGTGACCATCTGAACCACTTGGCCACCCATCTGCTCGGAGACAACACCATGCCCGGCTGGCTTCGCTTCCGCCGGTGCCGGGCGCCGCGCCCGGGCCAGCTTTCGCGGCGCCTTCGGCTGCTTCGCCGGGACCTGCACACGCCGGGTGTACTTCCGCTTTCCCCGCGGCGCCTGGGCCGCTTGCCTGTCGCCCTCGGAAGCTGCCGCCGCCGGCGGGACAGCCGCCGTCGTTGCCTCCCCCAGAGGCGCAGGAGCTGCCTCTGTGGGCCTCACCGATTCCGTGGTCATCGCACCCTCCTTCTGATGCCGGCTACACAGCCGGCCGAACTTTCCACCCTCGGGTCCCTCGCCCAACTTCACGATCCGCACTCGCTCATCGCACCCATCGATGCCGCACTTGGGACGGGCCGGTCCGGTCACTGTCCGATTCTCGGCCTCCCACGCACCCTTACAGTCAGCGCTGCAGTACCGCGCCCACTGACCGTGCCGAAGTCTCTCGACCTGCTCGCCGCATTCAGGCCCAACACAGGTGGGCGCCGGGCCTGCCCAATGCAGCGAGAACTCGCGTCGGGCCTGACTGCCGGACCGGCATTCCGGGCAGAGCCCGATGCCTCGGTACCCAAACCCGCAGCCGGTGCATGACCGCACCGGGCGCCGCGGCCCGCCGATGCTCATCCCGTCGGATCCTTTGCACTCACGGCGAGCTTCACCCTCTTGGACTTCCGCTCGCCGCCCTCGCGCTTCTTGCGCGCCTTCTTCGGCACCGTGAGCGTCGCTTCGCCCTTCACGACCTTCAGTCCAGCGAGCGCGAAGATCCCGGCCTCGGCCGCGTCCACCGAAGTGAACGTCGCGCCCTTGAGATTCAGGACCGCGAACGTGAACACCTCCGCCTTCAGCCGCTGCTCACGCTCGTTGTCCTTCTCGCCTTTGACCTTCGTCGGCTTGAACCCAACGATTCGGCGCGCAGACACGTCGTGGATCCCGGTGACCGTGAGCGCACGATTGCTTCGGTCGTGGGCCCCGAAACCCACGGCTCCCGCGAGCTTGATCAGACTGATGCTCTTTCCCCTCGCGTTGTGTATGAGCGGCTCTCCGGCGTACACGTGCGTGGGCGCTAGTCGCTTCACGACATCTGCCAGGCGCCACGCCATCGCATTGATTCGCTCAGGCACCGAACGTTCGTGCTCGCGATCCCGTTCCGTCCCGCACTCGATGACGTTGGCCTCCCCGTCGATGAGCGCCCAGCCGCTGCAGCTCATCGACGGGTCGATGCCAAGGATCCGAATCTCGCCGCTCACGCCGGGCTCCCATTCAGGCGGGCCTGCACGGCGTCAGCCGCCGCCTTGAGTCGCTCCTTCTCTGGCGCGGTGATCTTCGGCCAGATATCCTTGCGATCCTGCTCGAGCCTGGAGAAGAACACCGAATCGCCGCAGTCAGCGTACGCCGCCAGGAGATCGTCGATTCTGGAGCTCGCCGACAGAGGCGCGGGAGCACCGGCAGCCCAGAGCGCCATCTGCCGACCGAGATCCTCCGACAGCTGCTCGGGCTTGGAGAAGATCTCCCGGAACTGCTCCGGGATCTTCATCATCATCCGCTCGCCCTCGTAGTCCGAGTGCCACGTCGGGACGCCGTTGGCTCCGGGCAGGAGGAGGAATTTCGCGACCATCTCGTAGACAAACTCCTCACCAGCGATGGGCATGAACCCCATCTGACGAGGATCCTGCCCCGTGGTGATCTTGAGCTTGTCTTTCGCGCGGAAGCAGAAAAGGAAGTTGCACTGCATCTGCAGGATGCGATTGATCATCCGGCGGCGGTCTACCTTCGGCTTGTTCCACGCGCCCAGCTTGACGCGCTCAGCCTTACGTGGATCGCCACCGGACATTCGCTCGACCTCGGCAGCGTGCATCTCAAGCACACCTCCGGGTCCTTCGTGCTCGTGCGACATGCTGTCGACGATTACGGTCGTCGCGCCTTTGCCAACGCAGTGCTCGATCGCGTCGAGGTAGTCGAGCGGCCCGAAGGGAGGGGCGAACTCGACGTGCCGAAACTTGAACCGATCGGCGTAGTGAAGCGCTCGCCTGGCCTCGGAATCGATGAAGAAGATCTCCCCCTTCATCACGCTCTGAATTCCGGTGGCAAGTCGAAGCGCAGAGAATGTTTTGCCGGTTCCGGATGGACCGATCAGTCCCAGAAGCAGCGGGGTCTTCTGGCGCACTGCAGGCTTGTCCTCGAACTTCCTTGCTGCTGCTGGCATCTACGCGGCCTCCTGATCCAGATCCCGGGACAGCGCCCAGGGCAACGGGTCCACCTGTTCGATTCCGCTCACGTACCCCGGCCAGCGATCGTTCTTCCGGCACTCCGCCCACTTCTCCACCGCTCGCTCCCAGTCGCGATCGCCAAGTTCCCGCAGCGCGCCGGATGGCGTGAGAGGAACCACCGAGTACGGCGGCTCCGTCTCGAAGAACAGGAACACGAACTTCACACGGCCGACGAGGTCAGGCTCAACGCGCTCGACCGCCCGCCGGTACGCACTCGCCTGGATGTGGTACCCGCGCTCGTAAATCCTGCGGGCGCACGCATCCGGATGCGCGGACCCCGACGTGGTCTTGATGTCGTAGACGATCGCTTCCACGACAGCGTCCAGCCGAGCGCGGCAGTCGACCAATCCATGCCTTGACCGTTCCTGCCAATGGATGGTGGCCTCTCGGCGCCCCACCGAGACCAGGTTGATGCCGAACTCCAGAGCGTTCCGCGAGAAGTTGAGGGCCGCCTCCGCGTAGGGTTCGAGCTTCGACTTGAGAACTGGAATCTTGCGGAGCGCGAGCAGCTCATCCCGCTCTTCCTTGGCGGCCTTCGACCTGAAGTCGTCGTAGTCCAGCGTGACGACGTCCCGTCCGCCCTCCAGGATGAGGTTGTGCAGGATGATCCCAGACATTGCCCCGTCGCCCGCTGGCGAGGGCTTGCCGCCGAGTCGAGGATGGCTGTGCCACGCATGCCGCGACGACCGGTTGACCATCAGCGCCGCCGTGCTGTAGTTCAGGGTGGGGACGTCGAGCACCCTGTCCGCGTAGTAGTCCTCCGCGGAAAGGTCCGGCAGCCACTGCGCCTTGAGCTTCACTCCTCCACCGCCCCTGCATTCACGTGGACGCGAGTCGTTCCATTGCCGATGGAATCCCTGATGCCACCGACACCGAGCGCGAACCGCAGCAACGCCGCTCGCTGGTGCGCCGGATCGCCTACGAGCGCGCCCGGGGCCGCGTACGTGATCTCCCCTGTGTTGAGGTTCGCCTCGACCAGGAGCACGCCGCGGACACGAGCACTCGCCGGCGCCGGCAACTCCGCGAGCGCGCCCTCGGACTCTTCGGGGATTCCGGTCAACCTCACGCACTCCTCGGAGCCAGCGGCGGCGCCTGGCGAATCATTGAGAACAGCAGCTGCAGCCGCGCGGCGATGGCCTGCTGCTCCAGCTTGTTGGGCACGTCGTCACCACGCGCGATCGCGGTCAGGCGATGGGACGGGACACGAAGGAGCGCCGAGGCATCCTTCAGGAGCCCGCGGTGAACACACCGTGCGAGCGCGGCCCGCACGAGAGACACTGGCTGCCCGCTCACTTCTTCTGCTCCTTCACAATCGCATCGCGAAGGTTCCTGCCAGCGTTCCTGGCGAACAACTCGATCTCCTCCACGATCTTGAGCGCCTCCGACGCTCGGCTCTCAGCAAGGGCCTTCAGTGCGATCGGCACAGAGGCGTCCCGGATGATCTCCAGGTACCGCTTCGCGTTGGCGACCACCGGATCAGGCAGCGCGATTGTCTTGCACTTTGCTTCGTCGTCGCTCATGCTCCCCAGACCGCTGGCTGCACATCCGGCCAGAGCCAGAGAGCCCGCGCCTCCGGGCAGAGTTCGCCGAACACGACCGCGTCCCGTTGGCACACGCGCTCCCTGCTTCCGTTGGTATTCAGATCCGGCAACGGCTTCGAGCCGACGTTGAACACCACCAGGTCGACGGTGTCGTGAAGTCCTCCCCGCACGTTCGTCACGTGCGCAACGTACTCACCGCCGTCCTCACGGTACAGCACCGTCGCACCCTTGTACGGTTTCACTCTGCTCGCGCCCACGGCTACCTCCGATCCAATTCTCTTCCGCCCCGATCGCACTCGCCGCGCACGTTGCGGTGGAGACGACAGTGGATAGTCAAGGTACAACTCCCCGAGAACTCGATTGGAGTGGAACCGTTCTCGCAACGAGTCCGCGATCCGTACTGGATCGTGACTGGCGCGAAGTAGATCAAGTACGTCCCACGCCGTCGAAGCGTCCCCCGAGTGCAACTCCCGAAGCACGTAAGGCAGGTCAGTGCCGCAACGCACCCCCACGCAAACCCGCTGTTTTTTCGATCCGATGCCAGCCACCCATGTAGTGAGTAGCGCCGGACGTGCGCACCACTCCGGAGGCGGCCATCCACCCTCGGCCGCGCCGGTCAAGTTCCGCGGCCAGTAGTCCATATCGGTCTTGCCGAAACCGAGGCTGTAGTTCCACGGGCGCTGCCAGCAATCAGCAAGGCCGACCGGATCAGAAGCGCGACAGAGAGCCTCGAACGCTAGCTGAGCTCTTGCTGCGTCACGCGTCGAGAACTGGTGAATCACGTCCGGCTTCGGACCGCCGGTCGCGGCACCGATACGAATTCGGCGCAGCCCGCTGATCGTGGTCTCCATCCAGACCAGGAAGTGGACGCCACCGACAACATCGCCGGACGCCTGACGCAGGGAAGCACGCCGGTAACTCGCGAGCTGGCGATGACGGCGCGCCGTCGGACACTCGCCTCGGAGAATGTTCTCGCGCTCCGTGACTGCTTCGAGATGGTCAGGTCGCACGCAGCTCGGATTGCGGCAAAGATGGTCGATGACCAGCTCGTCCGAGACCGGGCCTTTGACCCACGTGTAGGCAATCCGGTGAGCGGGATGAAGTCGTCCTGAGAAGCTGAAGCTGCGGTACCTTCCCGGGATGGCGTCGGGACGCCCGAACACCCAACATTGCGGCGAGACCCGCAGGAGCGAAAGAAATCGCTCACGGCAATCCGCCGGAACAAACGACGCGAACTCAGCCGGCGACATCACTTGCTCACCTTCTTGCTGCGCGCCCCCCGCTGCACCATCGGGACACGCGCAAACTTCTCCGTCTTGATCTTGGGAAGCTCTTCTTTCAACAAGCCAACGAGCACACCGTAGATTTCGGGCGGCCGATCTCCGCATTCGATTGGCTGGTGCGCCGGGTTGTTGCTCTCAGGGAGTAACGTGGCGGTGTCCTTGCGAAGGCGCAGCACCTTGAGGGTGACCTCTCCGTCCAGAGCAGCGACGACCACCTGCCCATCCTTCGCTGTCTCCTGCTTCCGGATGATCGCGAGATCGCCGTCCTCAATGAAGAGGCGGTCCATCGAGTCGCCATGAACCTTGAGCGCGAAGTGCTCACCTCCCCGCTTCAGCTGCGCCGTCGGATACTCAATCGAAGCTTCAGCAAGTTCTTCTATGCGACGCACCCCACCCGCCGGGATCCGCCCAAGAACAGGCAGGAGAGAGGTCTGGCTCGATTGAGAAAGCACTCGCATCGCGGCGTTCGTCTGGATCGGGATGTTCGCAAGCTCCTTCCGAGGCAGGTGCGTGAGGCTAGCGTAATGGCCCAGCGCCACCGCCTTCTTCGAAGGCCGACCACGAGGCCGAAGGAAGCCGTTGGCCGCTCGAATCTCCGCCGGCGTCATCCGCACCCCGTTGCTCAGACAAATCCCCACCAGAATCGCCAACTTGTCGTCTGGGATGTTCCCATACTTCAGCCAGTTGGAAAACGTTACGACGTGGACACCCAACAGATTCGCGATGTGCTTCTTCTTGAGCCCTGTCTGGCGAACTCTCTTCTCCAGCTCGGTCTTCCTACGCTCCTCAGATTTCTCAGGCTCGTCCGCCATCGATTCGCACGCCTCACCTTTCAAAGGGTAGCCGGCCGGGTCGACTGACGTCAACGAAATTACACTAATTTTTCGAAGTGCTTGGGGCGGGGCCCCCGCTCGGCCGCTCATGAGCAGGAACGGCAAAACATCTAGCGGCCATGAGGGATCCGACAGCCTCCCTCGACCGCCGCCGAGAACCCCTTGGCACTCGAAAAAGTTAGTGTGATTATCGACAACCCACCCCGGGCCCTGTAGTCTTCCTTTCGGCGGCTTCACGGCCGCGGGGCATGCAGCCAGGGGCTGGAACTCCTGGACGACGGGCCGGCTCCACGCTGCAGCGAGCGGGCGGAGCAGACGGCGGGTTGCGGACGGCGTTCTACCTACCGCGCACGGGGTCTTCCCTGTGGGGGGAGGGGGGGCTGTTCTCCGAGCCCCACCTTCTGCAGCTGGATTCGGCCTGAGGGAATCCCTGGAGCGAAGGGAGAGAGAAGATGCGCGCATCAGCGGCCCGCCTTTCGGGGCGAGCGGGACTTCGCGGCAGGAGGCTCGCCGCCCGCGGCGACGACTCGTGCTGGAGTCAGTTTGATCGGCCGAACGATCTCGGCAGCGGATACTCCCAGCACTCTGCAGAGATTCTCAAGGTGCACGCCCTCAGGCGAGGACTGGTTCTTGCGCCAGAGGTACACGGTCTGCTTCGAAACCTCCAACAGATCCGCCAGCTCCTGAACCGTGAGGTCCTTGGCTGCCATTCTCTCGACGAGAACCGCGGTGTCTACCTCGGTCATCCGAGCGACGTGCTTGCGGCCCTTCGCCACCCCGTTCTCGAGTTCCTCCACCCGGCATTGCAGCAACTCCGCCATCGCATCGAGCACCTCTCGAGGCGGGGGGTTACGACCGCTGACGTAGCCGGAGAGGGTGCTGGTCTTCAGCCCGAGGCGCCGAGCTACCCAGCTCTGCTTCAAGCCTCTGACCTCCAACATTTCCTTCATCCGGGTCTTCCCTGGCTTCGTCGGGCGATCGACTTTCTCGCCGGTGCTCAAGCCCTACCTCCGGAGTCTATTCGGTCGTGGCGCGAATCGTCAAGTCGATCGAATCTTTTTTCGATCCCCTTGACTCGCCGCAGGTGGACGGCTAGGATCCAAACGATGGCCCTCATCGAAGGGCCTGGGGGTACGCAGCTGGGCGCTGATCGAAGTCCCAGCCGACGGGTCGGCTCCACGCGGCTGATGTCGTGCGCGGATGGGCGATCCGGAGCAGTCACTCGAGCCACCGGGCCGGTCTCTACCGGCTGGGGGGTAGGGGGGCTGTTCTCCGGATCTCACCATCGGCTGGTGCGTTCCGAACGAGAGAACCCCAGGAGAATCCCTCCGGCCGGTGGGTTGACCGAGGATCGAGAGGACGCGATGCGACCGCCGTCGAGAACGACCGACCGCCAGACCGAACGGGGCCGGTCCGGGATGGCTGGCCCCCATGGGAGCCATCGGCAGGAAGCGGACCTGGCAGGAGCCGCCGCAGCGGCAGCGCTCCTGTCAGGCGTTCACGGCAAGGCGAAGCCCACCTGGGCGAACGGCGCAGGTGTCAGCGAGCGGGGCGCTTGTCGTTCAGGCGGCAGGCTCGACGGGAGGCGCACCACGTGTCGGCGGGCCAACGTCATGGCGCTTGCGGGCGAACTGGTCGGACTTCATCGCGCTCCCCCTCCTGGTACAGCAACAACCGGCTATGGGGGGAGGGTACGGGGCGCGATCGATGGCATGCAATCTGCAGCGCCATGCCAGAAGAGTGACACCCGGGGCGGGAAATGGCATGACCGCCGCGCGGTTCGGCCATGCGTCATGGCGCGCCCGGCAGCTCTGATCATCAAACTATTTTTTCTTGAACCTTCCGCGCGCATCCCGCGGGTGCTCGCTTGGATCCCAGCGCTTCTTCTGCGGCCTATAGCTGGGGCCACCGCCGCTATCCGAACTAGAGCCCGTGTCGGTTCCCCCCACAGCGGGGGTGGGCTCAGTCGGCGCAGCCGATCCGGACGTGGCGGTGACTGGAACACCCGCATCTTGGGACGAGACACCAACTGCGCCGCGCGAGTTGCGGCTCCGCTCTTCCTCGTCCTCTCGCGCCCAGACGACTTTGCGAGCCTCGTTGTTGGCCGCAATCACGCACGCGTCGCAGAGAATTCCGCCAGGGTGAGTCACCGCACCACTGCAGCGCCAGCAGTTGCCACGGGAGATCGAGCCCTGGATCGAGTTTCCTCCGCTGTCGCCGTAGTATCCCGAGCTGCCGTAGCCGTAGCTCCCCGAGGAGTACGACGCCGACCGTCCGCCGCCACTCCATCGGGAGTAGCCGCTGACCGATGTGCCGTCACTCCTGGTGTAGCCGCTGACGTACGTGAAGTGGCCTGCGCCCGTACCCCCTCCTCTGCCTCTGGCGAGCGCGGACTGCGCCGTCAGCGACGCCACCAACATGGTCACAAGCCCCAGAGCAAGCTGACGCATGCGCATCCCAGCCATCCCCTCGCCTCTCTCGAGGCTGCAGCGCCCGCGGGCGGGCTACCTCGAGCCAGCATGCCATGCAGCGGCCGGACCTTTCACCTGCCGCAGGTGGATCCAACCAGATCCAGGTGGACCTGTACAGGTCCACTCGGACCTGTACAAGGCCACCTGGCCCTGATCAGGGCCACACGTCACACCGCCCTCCGCCGGTTCTCCGGAATCCTCTGCGATTCCGGAAACTCAAGGTTGGCCCTACCAGGTCAGGAGGACTGACTTGAGCGAACAGAGTTCCGGGCGCGACTTCGATTCCCTGGATGGCTGCCCCGAGCGATGCCAGCCGTGTGATCGCTTCAGGCCCACCGGTCCCGCGACGGCCTGCGTGAGCGTTCCACCGCTCCGAGCTCATGACCAGCACTGTAGGAGCGTGATCTACCTTTGCAGGAGCTGCTTCCTCTACCACCACCCTGGCGGGTGGAACTCCTGCAGAGGACCTCACCCCAGCCGTTGCAGCCGACCTGCTTGCTCGTCGCTCGCTGGGTGCACCGGCAAGGTCGAGCGCCTGCTCGAGCAGCAGGGAGACCTCTGATGGCGGACACCGATAGCGACGGCGAGACGATCATCACCCTGCGGTCCCCCACGGCGCGATCAGCCTTGATCATCCAGCTCACGATCGCCGGGTTGGTCTGGGCTCGCAACTCCTTCGTCGACGCGGCTCTGATGTTCGCGGTGTTGAGCTGGCTGGCCATCGTTCTCGAAGGAGCGTGCGTGGTCCTGATCGGCGGGCTCGAGAGAGTCGCGATGGGTATCGCGATCTTCTTGATCGCGAACCTGCGCACCTCGGGAGCAAAGGAGGAATCCGGTAGATGTGCGACACGCTGACTCGGATGTTCAAGGCCGCGCTGCTGCTCGGAATGGGGGCATCGCTGGGCGTGATGCTGAGCGCGCTCACCGTGGAGATCGTGCTGATCGGAAGCGCTCAGGCAAACAGCGAGGCGCGGCTGCTTGTGGTGGAGCAGGTGGTCAAGACACACAGCGCCTGGATCAAGTCAGTCAACGAGCGCTCACACTGAGCCTCTCGGGCGACGTGCGAGCCTCAGAGCCGGGGGGAGAGAGGTGATCGAGATGGAAGGTGATCCGATGCTCCAAGCCGCAGACAAGCTGGCTTGGCAGTGGGTCAAGGAATGGGTGCGCGCCGGGTTCATCCGGCCCGGGTGTGTCGAGCGACTTCAGGCGAGCCTGCGGGATCGCCTGATCTCGAAGGGGCCGACCGCGCCAGCAGGCGATAGTGGCGCCGCGGTCGAGAGCGCCGCCGCCGCCACGGCATCGGCCGTCGCCAACGCCGAGTGGGAGCCACCTGACTTCGGCGTGGAACCGTCATCGTGCGGAGTGTGGCAGGGCGTGATTCCGTCCTGCGAAGGGAGCGAGGAATGAGGTTCGCCTGCCACAAGGAAACCCTGGTGGGTGCGTTCGAGACGGTCGCTAAGGTTTGTCCGGCGAGCGCTGTCACGCACAGCGATCTTAACGTGCAGATGGAGGTGAGGGACGGGACTCTCCGGCTCGCGACGGAGAACCACCAGCTCTCGGCCTCCACTTCGATGCCCGTGGATGAGGGCGAGAACGGCTCCGTCGCGATCGTCGGCCGCCTGGGGATGGACATCCTGCGTGGCGTCCTGACGTCGCGGCAGGACAGGGTGGAAGTTTCCACCCAGGGACTGCGCGCTGTCGTGACGAGCGCGGATGCGCGATACGACGTGTCCGGCTACGAGGTGTTCGGATCGGTGGTCACCTCGGTGACCGATCCGCTGAAGCGGTTCGATGTTCCAACAGCTCTGCTGACCGAAGCCCTCCGCCAGGTGCTGCCGGTGGCCGGTGGCGAGTCGACCACCTACGCGGAGGTGCACCTGGACTGCGTGGCCGGCGAGTTGAGCATCGTCGCCACCGACAGCGTCCGACTCGCGATGTGGGCGCGCAAGGTCGAGGGCGTGGAGATCCCGGACTTCACGGCGCTCGTGCCGTCTCATTCTCTGGCCGAGCTGCTGCCCATGCTGAGGGGCCAGGCGACCGTCGGAGTGAGTCTCTCGGAGGAGCACGTGGGGTTCACCCTGGGCCCCACGGAGATCCGTGCTCGTCTGTCTGACAAGACGTTCCCGAACTTCCGCACGATCCTCCCGAAGACGCAGGCCACCTCGGCGAGCATTCGGACGCAGGAGCTGATCGACAACCTGAAGGGCGTGCTCCCTCTCGCGAAGGACACGAAGAACAAGGTGTTCTTCGACTTCCGAGATGATCGGATAGTCGTCAGCTCGATGTCACCAGAATTCGGCGAGGCCCGTCGCGAGGTCGAGTGCGTCCTCGATGGACCGGGCCGGCTGCTAGCCTTCAACGCGAAGTATGTCCTCGACTTCCTCGCAACGTGCGGCACTCCCAACTTCACGTGGGGATTCACGAAGGAGACCTACCCCAGCACGATGCGCCCCTCCGGCGATAGCGGATTCGTCACCATCCTGATGCCCCTCACCCACGTGTAGGAGGGTTTCTTGAACATCCAGCTCTACGAGAGCCTCTTCGAGAAGGGCCTCGATCGTCATCGCGAGATGAACCTCGACGTCTGCCAGCCCGACCCCGCCCTCGTTGGAAGACTCGAGGTCACCTACCTTCGGTTCCTGCTCCAATCCGTGGAGGCGGGAACTCTCAAGCAGGCGGGCACTCCCGTCAATCTGAACCGATCGATTGACTTGATCGCGGAGAGTTTCGCCGTTCTCCGCCTCTGCTGCCAGCTGACAAAACAGGATCACCTCGGAACCCTGTTCGAAGAGACATGCGCTCGCGCTCGCTCACTCTCAACGAACAAGAATCACGACTACGGCGCGGCGAACATCGCGAAGGGCTCGACACTTGGGCTCTTCGTTCGAATCGGGGACAAGCTTTCCCGGATCTCGAATGCGCTCCTCGCTGGCGCCGAGCTCCGGGTGGCCGACGAGAAGCTGCTGGACACAGCTGTCGATCTGCTCAACTACACCATCTACATCGGCATTGTTCTCACCGACGAGTGGATGACGTACACCGAGAGGCTGGCTCTGCACAGCCACCTCATTCGATTTGGCGGCAGCGACCTCCTCCCGTACTACGAGCCCATCGGGGTGGAGTCGATCCAGCTGACTCGCGGTCCAGCCGTGAAGGTCAAGCCGACCGCCGAGTCTATCCCTCTTCGGGTGAAGCGCCTCCACCCGGACGCGAGGCTACCCGTACGCGCGCACGACGATGACGCCGGCCTGGACTTCTTCTGGCTCCCAACTCCCGACGACAAGCTGAAGCCGTTCACCCGAGTGTTCGAGCTCGGGGTTGCCATCGAGATCCCGCCCGGCTGGTATCTCCAGCTCCGCGAGCGCTCGGGCCACGCGAAGCATGGACTGGCTGTCATCGGTGGAGTGATCGACGCGGGGTATCGCGGCCCGCTCCGGGTCGTGATGACAGCACCCTATCCCTCCGCGTGGGACGCAGCGGAAATGCAGCCGGGGAGCCGCATCTGCCAGGGCACCCTGCACCGGGTGCCTCAGGTCGAGATCATCGAGTCTGACGAGCTGACGCCCTCCGCCCGGGGAACAGCTGGCTTCGGATCCACGGGCGTTCGCTGACGGGAGGGAGAGGATCGCGATGAAGGATTTCGATTGGCGACTGTTGTACCTGGTCATCCACCGCTGCACCGGTGACGCGAAGGCCGGCAGGATCATCGATCACGTCCGCAGCCGGCGCCACTTCGAGGTCGGAGAGGAGCTCCTCCAAGAGCTTCTCGACTCCCTCCTCTCCTCGGCCTGGCTGCGGAAAGCGAGCATCAACGACACCTCGTCGTGCAAGGCCTGGAACTTCAAGAACTCAGAGGCCGGGGATGAGGACCGCGATCTCCTGGGATCGATGGTCTCAGTCGTGAGCCTCGAGGAGTTCGAGCCGCGGGCGCTTCTGCTGTCCGAGCGGTACGCGCAGGTTCCCGCCGCGCGCGCCGGATTGCTCATTCACGTGGGCGCGACGGTGGACTCGGGCCGGTGCAAGAGCCTGCCGTTCTACTTCCTGTTCAAGTGCGATTTCGAAGACGCCCGGCAGCTGTCCGACGCAGAGATCATCGCGGCCGCGCAGCAGGTCATCGTCAACAAGCCGCGGAAGTTCATCGCCTATCCGTACTTCGACGGGTTCCAGCAGGACTCGGAACGGGTGAAGGTCGGGCAGCCGGCGACCAGCCATTTCGCCGAGATGCTCAACATCCGCCCGCCGACCGGCCCGAAGCAGCTACTTCAGCGCGAGCTGCACCATGCCCTCACCAGCCGGTTCAGCGACCGCTACGACGATTACCTCGTAAGCCTGCCGCCGCCGAAGCGGGAGCTGTTCGGCGAGGAGCGCTTCATCCCGCTGAACGATCTACTCCCGGCGACTGAGGCTGCGTACGTCACCGCGCTGAGCTGCAAGGCGGCGGAGGAAAACCACGACCGGCCGATCAAGGTATCGATCCAGATCGACACCAACGTCAAGGTCCAGGCCAACCTCGCCGGGCTAGGTAAGAGCTTCTTCTTCGCGCGGAAGGGAGACCTCTCCTACATGATCATCCGCGGGGAGCACTTCACCGGTAGCGGTCAGCTCACTGGCCTGGACTTCCTCAAGGCGGAACAGCTCGACGAGCTCCTGCCTCGCGTGATGGAGGACGTCGCCGGCGGCGTGGATCCGGATGCGCCGGTGAGCAGCGACGGGAAGAGCTGAGCACTCCCCCGGCTGAAAGCGCTCAGTTCAGATTCTCGCGGAACAGCTTGTGAACCCAGAGATGGGCGTCGCCGATGATCCTCGGTTCCTCGACAGGTACACATGGGCACAGCGGCGACTCATCGTGCTCGACCACGTCACCAACCGGGGTCACGTGGATGTGCTCAAGTGCGCGGGAGGCCATGTCCCGAATCTAGCCGCTCGGTCCTGGGCCGCGAGCCGCTAGGGTTCCGGTGGGGAACTCTCCTTGCCCCAACCGAGGAGGTGAGCGTGCATGAGCAGCCGAGGCCCAAAAAGCTGCGCCCGGGACCCGAGGTAAGGGCCGACCCCGATGGCCCCAATTGATTCCCGATGCCCGAACCAGGGCGTGCCAGCGGCGCCGGCCTAGACCGGATCGGCTGGATGATGAAAGTCCCGGGACCGGAACACGGCATGCCTGCACCGGTTCCCGGGCAAATCAACGCGCGCCAGAGCTGATGGCGCAGCACACGGAGGAATGATGACGGGAGTTAAGGTGCACGTTCAGGAGCTGCCGCCGGGCGCGTTCAAGGTCGCGTCGCTGACCTGTGGCCACTCGATGGTGTGGCGGAAGGGTGCGTTCCCTGGCTGCGAGGCAGGAGCTCGTCGAGCTGTT